TTTATGATTTACGCGGTTATCATTAAGTAGTGAATGACCGCAATGTATGAAAATATTCCCATTACAATTGCAAATATCCATATTGGGAGTACCGTTTTGTGTTTAAACCCAACGCCAAATTCCCTAAAGCTACCATCACTATTATACACCAATGAAGGGCGCATGTAGTGTAAAATATTGAACGCTATAATGAATATTAATGCTGCAATTGATACTTTATTATCTAATATGAAATCGCGCATCTATTATAATATAAGCGAATAAAAATTGGGTGCACAATGTGCGAATATTATTGGTCCTCCGGATGGACTATTCCGTCGGCATAATCCTCATGAAGATTGCTAATATCAATACCTTCCATGTCATGTTGATCCGCAATTTCTTGCTCATGGCGCTCAATGTCAAGCACATCTTGTACCATGGTTTTTACGACGTCTTCACCGTCCACAGTATCGCCAGTAAGCATTTGTTGAATGAACTCGTTTCTCTCTCGTTCGTACGTATCTTTATCATAATGAACCAATCCTTTTTGAAGACCCACGTTCCAACGACCCATCTTATAACGCTTGTACATATCTTCAATCTTTCGATTTTCAATTGACATGTCGCCTAAAAACTTGATGATACGTTTCTTTTCGTGATCTTTGCTGCGACCCGTGCGCTTCTTGATACTATCATAATTATGATTACTTGTTTGTTTATTTGCTATTTCTGCATGCAATAATGCCGTAATGAGTTTGGATACTGACTTTTTCGACATATCACTTTCGCCCATTTGAATATCAACCTCGCGCAAAGCAGAAGTCTGTTCGGCAACCGTTTCAGATGCCAAATCCGCCCCTTCCATCATCACTTCGTTGCTTTGTTTGTTCATTTCTCGAATATTCCTCTTGCGCATCTCCGTATTGAGTTCCCTCAGCGTAGGGTTCTCCGATGCATTGATAAATTCAACAAAGATGGAGAAAAATGCATATGTTAGCACCAATTCTTGGGTACGGATATCGAAAAACATTTCGTTGTTATTCAGAATGGGGAATGTATCGGCCAGTTCTACCAACCGTTCCGTTTTTTCCAATACTTCAATTGCAACCTGCTTCAAAAATGTATCATTCATGAATTTTGTAAGGTTACCATACTGTTCACGCAAAATTCGATTAATGTCTCCTAAATGACTTTTTGCCAGTTCTCCATTGCGAATTCGTGGGTTGTAACTGTGAACCGGTGAGTTCAAAATCATGTTGGGTGCAATAATGCCGGCCGTACGTATCGCATCGACGGAGAACGAGCTCATGTTGTGATGTCGTATTCCTTCGTTTTGTTCCGTCCACATTGAAAATGCAAATAGGAAATCGCTAATAGGGTCAAACTCATCATTCGACAAGTCACCATATTGTTCAATAAAATCCATAATCATGTCGTACATTTTTCCATTCGTCATCATGAGATAATCCTTCAGCTGTTTTTTCCTCGTGCGTATTTCATTAGAATCAACGTTGTCGCCTTGACGCAACGAAGCCGTCATAAGTCTGATTATCGGTTCTTCGATAGTATCGGTGTCTTCTGCGGTGATCAAAAAATCTAACAATGTTTGGACTGTATCATGTGGTTCATGAACAGGGATTGTAATTTTGTTCGCGGTGTTTACAATCAACATAAGCTGGGAAAGGGACCCGACGTCAAAAATCTTTCCATTTTGCTTGAGGAAGGTTATCTTATCCTCAAGGGATGCATTTTTGGGATACCCCTTTGGCTTGTTATCGCATAACGACTCGAACATTTGGGGGATTGGTAAATCCTTATCAAAGTTGCAATAATGAATAAACGCCGCATATATTTCATTTTCTCGCACCGACGACGTCAGATCAGGGTAAGGCACAGAAGTATCTTCTTGATGATATAACATAGGCGCCTTGATCATTTTTCGACCATCCTCGAGGATTGCCTCATTCATCTTGATCACCTCGATAAATTGGTAGACCTCTGGATATTTTTCACCAAAATACTTAAGAGGGGATTCGTCGCCACTGCAACAAGCATTGTGAGAGAACGGAATGCCGCGATACGTCTTCATCAATGGTTCATGATGTGCAACACTGTTATTGATCGTCTTTATGAATTCCGTAGTGTATACTGAAATCTTCCCATTAACCACGCCATACATTTGATGCTGCTTCTTATTACCATGTTTAACAGCATGGATAAGCATCTCATGAAACTCTTTGGTGATATTCTCTACAACTGACGCAGTATAGCGAACAAGTGGCGGTCGGAAAGATGTCCATTGAGATACAGATCGTGTAGTTGTAACACTACCCGTTCCTGATATTTGCTCATACATACGTTTTGTTTTATACATTTCAGATACGTCTGTACGTTTCAAAATCGCATCGACTGATTTTTTGATCCGTTTTACAATGGCGGACTTCGATAAATTTTGGATACTGTTCCATGGCTGCACAGATGATCGCGTTGCTACAATCACACATGAAATATATTCAATGCCAGAAACATCTTCAATGCCCGTATATGGATACCCGGTAAAGCTATTGACGCACCCGGGGAATGTTTTGCGCTTTGTTATACTCGGAACCGACGTCTGAATAATCACGAGGATTGACGCCGATATAAACATGATTAGCATATCATTGTAATAGTCCTCGTACTCAACCGTTGGCTTTCCGCCAGTTTTTTGCAAGTATATTTTTTCGCTTGCAATTTGGCTCACTGCCATTTCATGAGCGAGTTTAAGAACCTTATCTTGGATTTGCGAGTGAGGGATATCCATCATTTCCGCCAAAAACATAAACACGCCGTATATTTTTTCCATCAAAGGATCTTCAAAGGTTGCAGTCACCCGTTCCAACTGACGAGCCTTCAGTGCAATTAAATCATCATCCATAATATCGCGGGTACTAACAATGAACCCACTTTGGTCATAACCCTCTTCGGTACTGAATGTAAGTTTGGCAATTTCCATACCACTGTATCTGTCGCGGATCACATCGCCGTCAATAACTCCATTGGAACGGATATAACCAGCAAGAACACTTCCATAATCACCATTTACAATAAAGGTTTGTGCAAGGTCATAGAGGAATACTGGAACGAGTGGTACGCCACTTTCAATGCAATATTTCCATTGTCCACTCTCACCTTCTACGGCAGTACGTGTATGTTTATCAGCAAACAGCACAATATTCCGCTGTCGCATGGAGAAATCAGAAGTAGACAATATCGACTGGAACAATCTCGCATTAGGAGATTTGATATTACCGCCTGCCGCGGCCGTTAGACCATGAATATACGCAATGTTATTGACTCGTTCATTACGAAGCTCATTAATAATGCGTTGTTTTTTCACCTGTCGAGCATATTTCAACAGGGCCTGAGATAATTGCTCGGCGTCCAAAGAGGTATCATTGTCCATTCGCTCAATGATTTCACGAATGTCGCGATTCTGAGCGTTGATGCGAATGCGTTCCTCCGCAACCGTATTTGACTCACACATACCAGTGTTTTGGTTTTTCATACACGGTGCCTTGAGTATATTGCAAAATAGGTCATTATCGCTGAGAAAAGACGCTTCGTCCACCGTTGCATCGCTTATCCACTTACCGGATTTATAGGCATAGTAGCGCGATTGACGTGGCATATTCTCAACCATTGCATAATCGCCGTCCGAGATTATCTTCTTTCCTCGAATAATTGTCTTTGCCAATTTCTTAGAATAGCTGGGGTGTGTCTCGTGTTTTTCCACCAATACTTCCGAGAGAAAATCAATGAAATTATCGGGAGTCATTTGTTTTTGCTCGGCCTCGTACTTTTTCAAGAGTTCATATGGGGTTTCGTCATACTTTTCGTCATATGCTATTTCCTTATTCTCGGCATCTTCGTTTAATGCATCTAATGATTCATAGCTCTTTGCAAGATACCGACGATCACAACGCGTAAATTGGCGGCGCTTGGAATTGGAATCATAGTTGTCAGCAAAATGCTCAATCGAATCGGCGTGCAACCGCATATGCTGCTTGCCAAGAATCGTGTAGAACAGGCTGGCGTTGTCCATATGATTCATAAACTGTAGAAGCTCGGAATCGCTTGGCTGTGAGATAACTCCGTATGTTTTGCCTACAATTGTTTCTTGATCCTGGACATCAATAAGCTTCTTGATATTATGAACAATTTGTTTCGCATCCCGGGACCTGAATCTTAGTGAACGGGTCATTTCTCCGAGATAGTTCACGTAATCTTTTTTGTACTCATTGATGTTATCCAGTACAACATGTTTGAGGGCATTGTAGTGTTCATCAGTAATATCACTAATATATACCATAAATGGCTCCATTTCAGTAATACATGAAGAGAGTGAGTATTTATTTTTCATGTACGGTCTCATCATTTGAATGATATCACTTGTGCTTGGTGCGATTGAATTGGCCATTCGCTCGTGTTTATCCTCTCGCTCTTGTGTATTGGTACTGAAATTATAAACACCATTAAATAAATCCAAATCAGTATAATCAACGTCTTTGTCAAGATCATCAACGATGACCTCATTCACTTCGAGTCTCGGATGCAGCATCCTGAAGAGTCCCGTGTAATTCGAAACCTCATTGATTCGCGTCAAAATGGTAGAGTTGGGAAGTCTGGTTCTCGAGTATTCGAACATGGACCTTGGTAACGCGGCAAAAGAATGTATGTGAGCTTCATCTGGACTCGTTGAATGTTTTAAGTACGTCTCGATCGCGAACCTGCGCGATATAAATTTTCCATACTGTATCGCCATCGATTTGAAATCATCAAGATTATTAACAATACACTCAATGTTTTCATTCACCGCGACAATACCGAGAGATGCTGGATCGTCGAGGGGATTTTCAAATGGACGTAGTATATCAGTATCCAGTCGCTGTTTGTCACTATAATTATGTGCATTATTGAGCTTCTTATTGTCTTCGTCAAAATCTGCTTCGATCACATCAATGTATTCGATATCTTTTCCTCCGTAAATTTTCTTCCTGCGTTTTACTACAGGAATGAGCCAACTCAATTTATTATTGAGCTCCTTTAAATACTTTGCAAGCGGCTTGTGAAAACGACCCAGCTCCTTTGGCTTCAAAATGATATAATCGTTCTGGAATACGGAGAAATTAGAGCGTAGCTCTTTAAAACGTGCAATCAGAACATGGATATTGTTCTCCAGCATAGGAGTACGTTTTGACGGAGGAACCGTGCTTAATAATTGCTCCATGAGATCATTTAATTGAATCTCGATATCAAAACGTTTTTCCTTTTCGTTAACTTCTACCACCTCTACTACGGATGCCAATTTTTTGCCAAATATAATTTCATTGGTTTCGTTGTACAGACTTTCAAGATCATCCATGATCGTCCTATCTACTTGCGTGTACTCTTCATTTACATCTTCAGTATCTACTTCTACTACCGCATCTTCGTTGGTAGTAATCCCACTGTTCCATTGCTTTGGGGGTTCTCGTGTCTCAATCTTTTCGAGAGGAATGTTCCTCGGCAACCCTTGGTACTGGAAATCAATATACGCGGTTTCCATGTCAGGAAACGTCGTAAATTCCAACATATCATTGATTACGTTTGTCACCTGGGCAGTTATAATCGTAGGTAAATCCCCATTGAAGTGAATGTCGATCCAATTGCCAGTCTTGATATTATTCTGCGCAATATACCCCTTTACGGGTGAACGATCAAGAAGGTGTATCTCTTCAATGGTTTTATCAAGAAGTACGCCGTTTTCAATTATCAGTTCGTATCGTCCTCCGTCACGTGTGCGAGTAATAACAATTGCATCGGTATCAATATAATCTATTAGGAATACTGAATTATGATAGGGTTGACTGTCAGGAGCAACAATCTGTATAATGTCCCCCAATTCTAATTCTGTCTCTGACATATATACTATTCCGCTAAATAATATTTATGTCAAACGGAATAGAAACAACATGTGATGGTCACATAATGACTTCACAAACGCAGCACGGTACAAGTTTTGTAATCAATGTTAATAAACCGCCAAAAAATGTAAAACATAAGAGCTACGTATACGACTCGCGTGTGTATAATATATTACAATACAACCGGGACATCCTGACAGTTGGCGATCCTGCAGAAAACTATAAATCCGTAATTTATGATGACATGGGAATCATTAGTGTTTGTCCCAATAAGTCGGTATCGCTACAAGCCATGAATGATGGTCCCGATATTGAATGCAGTCAACTCATTGAAGGAACCATGATCAATCTATTTATGGATCGCGATAACAAATGGAACATACATACACGCGGGGCAATCGGAGGAAACTATTTTTACTATCGGAACCAGTATTACATGGACCAATTTTCTGATGCACGACAGGTATCATTTCGCCGCATGTTTATTGAGGCACTTGGCGGAAATGAACATGTTGACCTCAATTCTCTTCAACTACTTGATGATCTCGACAAAAATGCTGTATACACATTTTCAATGCAACATCCCGATAACCACATTGTGCTCCCAGTAAAAACACCGAGACTATTCTTAACCCATGTAACATACATTTACGGGAACAGAATAACGTGTATGACTGCACATCAAGCGCATCCTCTTACAGGGCTTGCAAAGAGTGTGATAATGGTACCACAATTGTATCCCATACAAGAAACAATTCAAGAAACAGTGAATAAATTGTGCGGAATCCAAGTAGATTATACAATGACAGGTCTGGTATTCTATGACAGGGGAACCGGTAACAGAGCAGTTTATGTAGCACCCAATTACAAAGAAATGAAATCCATAAGGGGAAATAACCCGAATTTACAGTACCAGTACATCTGTCTTCGACGCGTTAAAAAGGTAGACGAGTTTATAAAGTATTTTCCGTGTTATTCCAAGATATTTTACAAATTTTACCTACAATACAAGGAATTCATGCAAAATATCCACCAGAGTTATTACAACTTTTATGTAAAAAAGATCCCTGAAAAAATTAGCAATAAATACTGGCCTTACGTAAATCGCCTACATAGAGATGTGTATATACCAAGTGTTCGCAATGGAGACAATGATATAATAAGTATCTCTCGTGTTTATGAATTTTTTGACAAGATGAGCCCAGGAGAAGTGCTGTATGCACTTAATTATGACAATCGTAAATTAACTAAGGATGTAAAATAATATTTTCATATTAACATGTCGTGTAAAAATCACGATATGTTGAACGATTAAGCATTCGTATATGCATCAGACAGTTTGCATAGCTTTTGTAGATACTCCAGTGTAGTTTCCTGGTTAGCTTCCCCCATGTTTTTGATAGGTTCGCGCAATGCCTCGATTAGTTTTGTAATATCATCTCCATTTGACATGTCTTGTACATCTTCGCTATAATCCTTATCTAAAAAATATTTAATATCACCCTCAATAATTTTCTGACCATATCTGCTTGTGATGTGTTTAAACCACATTTTGACAATGATACTTGGGTTTGCCTTTCTCATAGTGTCAACCGTCGTTTTTGCGGTCTTAATATTTTTATCATGAGGGAAGATAAGTTCTACATCTTCCATAAAATCAGTAAGAAGGGAATTAAATGCTTTTAAAATGGCACTTTTTGACATATAACATGTATTCCGCTATTTTTTTATATATTTGTTCGCATAGTTATCCTAAATAATCCTAATATGTAAAATCCGGCGTCGGTGGGATAGGTTTTGTAGATATTTCACCGGCTCTTTGTTGTTGCAGTTTATCAACAGTGACGTCTTCGCCCATTTTACTTGAACTATAATTCTCGGGAGGTGTTTGTATTGGTATAATTTGTTCATTCGCGCGCACATAATTATGCATTGGTCGTCTTGTACTTTCACTCTTACCTTCCAATTCTTTCGGTGACATGTCATAAAATGTAAAGGATTCAGACCGAATATCAGCACCACCGCCAAATCCATAACTTTCTGGTTCTCGGGCTTCTTGACTAATATTATCGCCGGTCGTAAGCATTGGTCTTAAATGTTCAATAATCGCATCCCCGTAAATAATCCGGTACTTTTCATTAACAAGAAGCATTGCCGGAACAAATGCTAAAGATGGTGGCATGACAACCTGTGTACCATTTTCTAAAGGAATTATTGTTTTTCCTGTCGATCGGTCGACCTTTCGGCGATCAATGCAAATAAAGCTAACTTTATCACCTACATTTGACCTCGAACATGAATGTAATATTTTTTTAGAGTGCTTGCAATGATTGCTATAGTATAGAATATCCATAATATAGCAAATATTCACTTAATTTTATGACAACGCATTATTATTTACTTAGAGAGCGGAAGTGCAGATGCGGTACTGAAGGCGAGCCAAGAAGTACACAAGCGAAGCGGTGGCAATGCCAAAGAACATCTGAAATAAGTCGCGCATGCTCAATTTACCGAACCCCGCCATCAGACTGGTGATAACACCAAGGATTACGGTGGTAAGCACGAACAATTGGAGAGCAGCGAACGCAAGGAGAAGGTTGCACCACTTCTCGTCAAGAGGACCAAAGAACATTTCGAAAAGGTTCGACATTTTATAACTTTATATGATAAAAAAATTATAATACAATTACATATCGCTAAATATGAGACAAACGACGGCAAAAAAAATTTTTGTATATTTACTGGAATCAACGGACGGCGGGACTTATGTAGGCGCAACCGTGGATCTTGATCACAGACTACGGCAGCATAACAAAGAAATAAAAGGAGGCGCACATAGAACCAGCAAAGGAGTTTTGCGCGGCGAACAATGGATGCGCGTATGTTACGTGAAAAACTTTCCTGACTGGAAAAGTGCTTTACAATTTGAATGGAAATGGAAAAATGTATCACGACGTCTAAACGGAAAACCGCTTGAAAAGCGAATACATGCACTTAATCAGATTTTACGGTCGGAGAGAAGTACGAGCAAAGCAACGCCATTTTACACATGGCCTAACCCACCGGAACCCATTTTTGAATGTACGGATTGTGCCAATATTTATAAACAATATGCAGGGACATCGAAAAGTGCCTAAAAATAATATGACCAGAAAGTGTATATGAACGAGGCTGTATGGAAAATTATTGATCAGCAATTCAAGGATAATTATCAGACACTGGTAAGTCACCAAGTGGAATCCTATGACCACTTCTTTAATCATGACATATTTAAGATCTTCCGTGAAAAGAACCCTCTTGTGTTTGGATCGAATTATGACAAATCCAAGGATGAATTTGCAAACGAATGTAGAATGTATTTCGGAGGCAAAAGTGGAAAGGCGGTATATTTCGGAAAACCCTGTATATATGACGATTTGGGATTTCACTACATGTATCCAAACGAGGCGCGTCTCAAGAATATGACATATGGTATGACAATCCACTATGACGTGGAAATCGAGTTTATTACACGAAAGAAGCGTGCCACTAAAGGAAGTGGTCCTGTTAACACATACGAAGATATTGAAAATGCGCTAAATGAATATCAATCAAGTGGCGGTACAAGAACTGCAAGAAGACGGAAAGGAGAAGAGATGGAATCGACCAATGTAAATATCGCAAATCTTCGCGAAAGTGTATCTGGTGATGTTACTATGCGAACAGTAAAGCTGGAAAAGATGTTTCTCGGGCGATTTCCTGTGATGCTGCAGTCGAAATTCTGCATTTTACACGAGCTACCAAGAGAAATGCGTTTCGCGATGGGGGAATGCAAAAACGACATTGGTGGATATTTTGTGATTGAAGGAAAGGAAAAGACAGTTGTGTGTCAGGAGAAATTTGCGGATAATATGATGTACATACGTAAAGCCCCAGACAATGACAAGTTTTCATACATTGCGAATATTCGATCTATTTCTGAAAATGCAGCCAAACCTCAACGAACCCTCAGTATTGCAGTGGTTGCATCCACCGATAAATATCAAAATGGACAAGTTGTTGTAAACATCCCGAACGTCCGCGCACCGATGCCATTGTTTATTGTATTCCGCGCACTTGGCATAACAACTGACAAGGATATTATTCGACACTGCTTACTTGATCTCGAATCAGAAAAGGACCTGATTGATTTGTTTGCGCCAAGTGTTTATGATGCTGCCACCACATTTACACAACGTGCGGCTCTGCGATATATCAGTACATTCACGAAATATACGACCATTGAATATATTCATGAAATTCTCAGCGATTATCTTCTACCGCACATTGGTGAAAATAACTACAAAGAAAAAGCGTTGTTTCTCGGGCTCATGACAAAAGAGTTGCTCCGTGTCTCGAGCGGGAGAGTCGAACCAACTGATCGAGATAGTTTTAGGTTTAAGAGGGTTGAACTTCCCGGGGCACTGATGTATGACCTATTTCGGGAGTATTATGCGATGCAATTAAAGACGATACATGTTGAGTTTGAAAAACCGCTTATGCTCAACAAATCCATGTATGAGAATAATCTCCCCGGTCTCATCCAAAAATATGCGCCTACTGTGTTTGCAAACCGAGTCCTCGAGGAAGGATTCCGCAAAGCGTTTAAAGGAAACTGGGGCGCAACTGCACACACAAAGCGAATAGGTGTGGTACAAGACCTCAACTACCTTTCACACGCATCAATGTTAAGTCATCTTCGAAAAACCAATCTTCCACTCGATGCGAGCGTTAAGGTGGTCGGGCCGCGTGTATTACACGGGAGTCAGTGGGGGTATTTTGATCCAATTGACACCCCTGATGGTGGCAATATCGGTCTCCACAAACATTTAAGTATCAGTACGTATATTACGCGAGGGATTGATCGCGAAACCATGATCGCATGGGTTCTCGATAACACAGATGTGCGTCCATTGGATTCCACAGAATTAAAGGACATGAATATGTACGTAAAAGTGTTTGTAAACGGGTATTGGCTTGGGACAATCAGAGAACCGCACACCCTTATTGATAAGATACGCCTTTACCGACGCAATGGCCTAATACCTCTTTACGTTAGCGTAGGTTTTGACATGCGGGCGAAAACCATCAATATCTATTGTGATGCAGGGAGAGTCACACGTCCTCTGTTCTATAAAGACGGCGATGGCATGTCATTTGAACGCGATGGCATAGCGGAAAAATTGGGGAATGACTTTACGTGGACAAATGTTCTCACCGGGTTTAATGATAAAGCGCGGAACTTTAAGATTGATAACTATGGGTTCTATAAACTGTCTGAACTATACAGTACGAACGGGGAGAATAATCCAAATAAGCTCCAGAGATTCCTTGATCATAAATCCATCATCGATTACGTGGACAACAATGAATGCGAAGGTGCACTCATTGCTCTTGACGATGCTCAGCGCAATAAGAAAGACAAGGACTATACACACATGGAGGTTCATCCCGCAACCATCATGGGTGTCATGGGAAGTCTGATCCCATACCCCGAAAACAACCCGGCATCAAGAAACTCCTTTTCATGTGGACAGAGTAAGCAAGCTACCTCAGTGTATCATACAAACTATCAGATGCGCATGGATAAGAGTGCAATTGTTCTCAACAATGGGCAGGTCCCTCTCGTGAAAACCCGTTATATGAAGTATATCAATAACGAGGAAAACGTATATGGCGAAAATGCCATTGTCGCCATTATGACATACACATCATTCAATGTCGAGGACGCAGTTTTAATAAACGAAGGTGCACTGCAACGGGGACTATTCCGTACAACATACTTTACAACATATGAAGCGCACGAGGAACATAGTCATATGGGGGATGCAACAACCATGAAGGTATTTGGATCAGTTAATAACGACGCATCTGTTCGCGGTACAAAACCGGGGTTTGACTATGAGAAGCTTGATGATAACGGTCTTATCCGGGAAGGCGAACAAGTAAATGACGAGACTATTATTATTGGCGCGACCACGTCGGTGTCTAATGTGCCAGGAAAGCGCGACGCATCAAAGACCCCTAAGAAGGGACAACTTGGTGTCGTTGATAAAGCATTTATTACAGAAGGGGAGGAGGGGCAGCGCATCGCAAAAGTGCGTGTACGGGAAGTGCGCATTCCCAATTTGGGAGACAAATTTGCCAGTCGGGCGGGCCAAAAGGGGACCGTTGGGTTGGTTGTTCCCGAATGCGATATGCCATTTACACGCGATGGACTGCGTCCGGATATTATCGTTAATCCACATGCGCTTCCGTCGCGCATGACCATTGGACATCTCGTCGAGGCAATCATGGGAAAGTCAGCGAGCCTTATGGGCGGATTTGCCGATGGTACGGCATTCATCAACAAAGGGCCCAAGGTGGAGGTGTTTGGAAAAATTCTCCAACATAACGGATTTCATTCATCGGGTAACGAAATAATGTACAATGGAATGAACGGGCAGCAAATAGAAGCGGCAATCTTTACGGGCCCTACCTATTACATGCGACTGAAACACATGGTCAAAGACAAGATCAATTTCCGCGGAAGAGGACCTCGCAATATACTCACACGTCAAACGGTGTCTGGGCGCGCCAATGACGGAGGGCTGCGTATTGGAGAGATGGAACGTGACGGGGTATTGTCACATGGCATGTCAGCGTTTGTTCATGATTCCATGATGGAACGCGGCGATAAATACAAAATTGCAGTATGTAATAAAACAGGTGCCATTGCGGTCTACAACGAGAACAAGGATTTATTCTTTAGTCCTATGGCAGACGGCCCCGTTACGTTTACAGGGTCCCTGGAAAACGATGACATGCGTATCAATGTCGTAAGTCGATTTGGACGAGACTTTAGTATTGTGGAGGTACCCTATACATTTAAACTGCTGATGCAGGAACTGCAGGTAATGAATGTACAGCTTCGGTTGATTACTGATGCCAATGTTTCTCATCTTTCCAATATGAAGGCATCCGATAATCTGTTACGCCTGACGCAGCAAAAAGTAGATAAGGACCAAGCCCTCGCAAATGCAGGACTGATGTCAACGCGCGAAATCATTGATAATGTAAAACACGCACCCAATATTAACTGGGTCCCCGATATTAAAATTGGCGATACCGTAAGTGTGGCAACCGACAAACATGGTCGCATATGGACCGTAATGAAGCTAACCCCACTTGAAATCACAGTAGAAGCCCCCAAACCTGACGAACCCGGAAAAGAGACGCGCGCCGTTTCATGGGACAATGTGAGAGAAGTTACACAGGCCAAACAAACAGTTGACGAACAACCGGTATTCATGAAAGGCGATCAAGTGTATTATTCGGGAGACTCCAAGCCTGACCGAGTATGGAATGTATTATCGGTTGTAGAAGATGACGTATTCTTGAAAACAGAAGATACGGAAGGTCTCGATAACCCATTGGTAATTGCCCGTCGTCAGGATGTACTAACTGAGGCCCCCGATTGGTCTGCTGCAGACGCGCCTATGATTCACGCGACTCCCGCAATTACCACAGAGGTCTCGACCGATAGTCCGGGCTATCCCCTGGATAACAGCCCCGATTACCCCGAACCCATTGTTGAAATCGAGGAGAAGTCAAGTGAGGGTTTCAATGTTGGAGAGAAGGTCAACTTTCGCGGAGACTTTAAACAGGCACGCGTCTGGACGATTACGAAAGTGGGTACTAAGTTTTTGACTATATTTACAACGGATCGACAGGGACTTGGCGAGGGAGATGATGTTCGGGTTGTCGCTATTTCTGATGTGTCTCGCCCAGGAGATTTCCCTGCATCCGAGACCCCCATAGTCGCGTCAAAAATCAATGCTCCTACGGGCGGAGCACAACACAGCGCTCCGGTCATTGGAATGGTACCTATTCATCAGGCCCAAGTTCCTGCCCCACAACCCGTTTTTCAACAAGAACCAACCATTGTAGTACAAGAGCCCGAACCGACAAAAATATCATGGGACGATCTTGAACCGGAACCATATATCGAAGAGATGCCGGAGCCAGAAGAACCAGTGGATCAGTCTGATTTACGTACAAGCGATTTGGATTTTTCGAAAATAGTAATTAAGAAGACCGAATGAGCGTAACAATAAAATTGAACGACTTATAAAATTCATGTTATAGTATATACACCATGAATAACACAAGCAGCAACCGCATTGCATCTATCTTTAAATCTCGTACGACCATCGTAACCCTTCTTAATGACCAGGGTTACGATATGTCAAAGTATGATAGCATCAGCATAAATGAGATCGATGCAATGACAAACAACCAACAATTGGATATATACACTTCCGCCAATAATGACAACAGTCGCAAGGTATACGTGAAATATTTGATTTACAGCAAAGCCATTCGTTCGCAGAACATTGAAGATTTGGTAACCCAACTATATGAGATTGAAGGTAAGTTGGACAAAAACGATATGCTTGTTATTGTCGCAGATGAACCTCCTACAGACAACGTGACAAATACCATAAAATACTTGTACGACAACAGTGGAATATTTGTTGTATTATTTAGCATGAAACAGTTACAATTTGTGGTAACCCAACATTATCTTGTTACACCTGGACGCATTATGACAAAAGATGAAGTAGATAGCTTAAAAACACGTTATAGTATTGCAAAATTAGAACAGCTTCCCGAGATTTCGCGTTTTGATCCTCAAGCGCAAGCATTAGGTATACGTCCCGGTGAGGTATGTGAATTTACTCGTAAAAGTTCTACAACCGGGACCGCTCTGTATTACCGTGTCTGTGTTTAGATTAAAAAATGTGTTATTTTTCTTTCGCATTATAGGGTATATGAATAAACCCACATTAGAACATTATGATCCACATAGTTTTGCGTATATTAGCGCAATGAAACGAGGGGAATTCGAACCCGCTGAAGATTGTAAAGAGGAATCTCAAGCGAGATTGTTTCCAGATACTAACATAGAAACACTTAATATTGATGAACTTAGACTCATGAGAAAGAAGCGGCTCTGCGAAAACTATGATAAGGCAATGGAATATCAAAAGGTGTTGGGTGCGGATAATTTAATTATCAAAACCAAAGAGGATCTGGATAAAAAATACAACGAAGAACTTGCGACCACATTAAATCTGTCACTTGGCAGTGCGCTATTGATTGCATTTATCGCTCACCGTTGGTTTTATTCAAAATAAATGATAATTTTGTATGCATACTGTATACATATGTCACAACAAGTACATTTGGCTAATTTAGAACCATTCAAAAATGAAACCCTCGTCAAGGAAGGGTTTGAAAAAGTAACCCCCATAAAAATGCGCGGGTCAGCCGATCCAGAACATCTTCAATGGACATATGACAATACTCTTGTAAAGCATTTTAAGGAGTACAGAAAATGCCTTGGTAAAACCCCTGGTCATAAACGACTAAGGGATTGCATGAATAAGTATCCTATACGCACACAAGGCCCGCAACCGCATGTATATGGAAAAGCGCAACGAGGTGGTTGCTGCAGAGGAAAAGAAATAGGGAGCGGTGGATTTGATACAAAAGCCAGGGGTAAGAAGGGTCAGACGGAATGTCAACGTGCATGCGATGACATGAAAAACTGCACGCATTATAGTTATGATCATGGAGCTGGCGTGTGTGCATTGTGCAACGAATGCGATATTGATAGAAGTAACAAATTGGATAAACGAAGTAACCTCAGGTATCTTTCCTATAGCAAGGGAGTACCTATATCCGAGCAATATGGTCCAGTTACCCCCAATGATAGCGCCCGCGCTACCACAAAAACAGCATTTGATGGACGCATGAAGCAACTTGTTAAAACAAAAAACTATGTAGATAAAAGACAGGTCGCTTTAGACAAAGCAGAGCATGAACTGGAGGAGGGTGAAATAACACTAAACAAAGAACATGCAAATATTCGCACTCGAAGCAATTATATCTATCTCTTTTACCTAACTGCAAGCGTGTCATCTCTATATTATTTGATCACCGGGCTGGATTAATATTTTTTCATTGTGTATTATATACCCAATGAACATATACATTTTATTCACAGTACTTATACTTATATATACATATATTGCGTATCGTGCTATAAGAAAAACAAGGGAGGGGGCTTGGAATCCTAACATAAGTGAAGAAGCACGAAAGAAGGGAATCGCCAGAATACGATCAGCGACATATATGAGTCCGAAGGACAGGGAAAAACTTATTGCAGATATATATGGTACTCCGCCGAAACCAAAACCAAAACCAAAACCAAAACCAAAACCAAAACCAAAACCAAAACCAAAACCAAAACCCAAAGTCACTCCACCTCCGCCACCTCCGCCACCACCTGTACCAAGAACCCCATTATTAGTACGTTCAGGACTACCGGCGGTAGATGTTACACAACGTAACGCCCAAAACCTTATTGAACAATACAACAATACGGTCGTAATAAGTAGTAGTTATTCAACCAAAGATCAAAATATAGTTAGGTTTGGCGGTGTTGTCGATTTAAAATTAATAGACGGATATACAAAAACTCCCCTTCCTTTATTGAAAATAGTGGACCCGGCCGATATAACTTTTATGGGAGGCATTGTAATAGCACACCAACATGTCACATTTGTCGACGCCAAAGATCCAACAAAAGTATTGGTAATGAATAATAGACGTCCTGTCATGACAGATCTCGCATTACACCCAAAACCTCCCACATTCAAAATAAGACCAGGGTTTGCAAAAGGTAATGTAAAAGGTAAAGAGCCACTTAGATACGGAGATAAAATATCCCTTGCAATCGAAGGTAAAGCGCCACTTAGATACGGAGATAAAATATCCCTTTCAACCGATCATTCTATGTATAATCAGTGTGGTTGGTTTGGTTGCAGAGTCTTGTATCCAGAAAAAGGATGGTTTAGTCATGGCGGGAAAATCCAGTCAGCTGTACCCCAAATGACAATAAAACAAGGCCCAAAATTGTCGACAGAAGACGATCATGTGTCAGAATTTACAAAAGGCAAAGATAGTATCTCCTGGAAAACAAGCGCAGATTATCGTGATTCGACATTTGGAAGATTTATTTATCGCGGCACCAGCATAACCGCTACCACACCAGGGTTGAACATTCGCGGCGAATACCTTGATGTAAAATTCACTACCCCGCTATATTTACAAAACATCGTGTTAAAAACAGATGATGCGAATACACGACCAACATTGACGACATTGATGGGAAAATATGGGAACAGTTGGAAGACTTTGCGGACATTGTTTGTGGGAGAAAATCCAGTATTTGTCAATGAGCCCACAAATGCCTATCGTATTGTAGTAAGCGAAGTGTATAATGCGAAATATGCAGATCTTTCTGCAATTAAAATGTTTGGGACAGACACCCTCGCAAGCATAGAAGATGATCCAATCGCCCAGGATTTGAAATTATGGAAGGACGGGTTTCGGGGTTCAAGAAACAACACTTATCCAGAGTGGATAATTCCTGCTGCATTTGGTTCCATATTTGCAGCTACTACAGCGCGCGTTGTTACGGCAAGACCATAATATGTGTATCATTGTATAGTTATTATACAATGAACAATACTATTCCAACATTCTATTCAGAAGACCATCAAGACGAAATTTTAGAACGTTTTGTATTTGCTGGATTTAAACATGGAATTTTTGTCGATATTGGCGCATTTGATGGCATAAAACACTCAAATACCCTATTCTTCGAAAGACAACATGGATGGATCGGTATAAACATAGAGCCTAATCCAACCGTGTTTAAACAATTAGAAACAAACCGACCATACAGCGTGAATGTGCAATGCGCAGTCTGTGAAATAAACGGAGAAGAAGAGTTTACCGTAAACAAAGGTCATGCAGAAATCACCTCGGGGATTACGCGGTTCTACGAAAATCGTTATGTACAGCATGAAAACAATTACGCGTACTATACAATTACGGTTGCTACCAAACGCATGGATACTCTATTTAGAGAGTATGAGTTGAATCGTATCCATTATCTTTCGATTGACGCGGAAGGCGCAGAATTCGAAATCGTATATTCTATAAATTTTGATTTAGTCTTCATTGATGTGATAAGTTTCGAGGATAACGGCACCGACCTAACGAATAAAATAGGGGAGCATCTCATTTCCAATGGCTATCGGCAAATTAGCAATGTTACAAATCAGTTGGACATGTTTATGATCCATACAAGTTCTCCGTTTTACATTCGCATGATGGAAGAAGCAAACATACCCATTGAACCTGTCGATGAATCCCAATTGGAAAACATATTTATCGAAAACACCGAAACTCCTGAAGAAGAAAAGGTATATCTATAATATAGAATGAAAGACAAAAAGAATTGCGGTTGTGAAGGGTTTGAAACACAATCAAGTGATCCCGTTGACAAAAATGACATGCATGAAGATCATGAAGGGTTCTTTGTAAAATCAGATGAAACCAACGACGTAATCGAAGGATATACCGGTCTATATCCCGAATTCTCGAATACGCGAGAGTTTGAAAAAAAGGATAAAATAAAGTGGCTGACCAGCATGGTTATGAGATCACAACGAAATGCAGAGGCACATCGAGGAAAATGGAAAAAATACAAAAAGCGCGTGTATTTTGGCGATAACGGAAGAGTCCTTAAGAGATTTCACATGATTGGGTTAAACCAACGTTCACGACAAAAAGAATACAATAGTTTGTATACTTACCATATTGCAAACAAGGACACTATATTTGGTTATAGAGTTGATTTAAATGGCGGTAGTATAGATGTAACCACAATTGGTGTGACTGCGAACATGTACCTTATTCCTGTCGGAGCCAGTACTGAGAATACGAAAAAGGTTTCCACGGATAAGGTTCGTGTCAATTATGTTGATCATATGCCTTATGATAAAAACGGACTCCCAATAACCACAACCAAAACCTTTAAAGTGTCTGTTTCGAGTGATGTTGTTAGTGTAACACGCACGGATAAGAGCGAGGGATGGAGCGACGATGTGCATTTTAGGGGTTATGTAACCCCTGACGGAAACCCAATCGAATTATCGGTTGATAACCTTGAACTGCGCGGTCAAGCAATTAAACTTGCAGAGCCAGATCAGGGGTTACTTATACATAAAATGACTCCCTACCTAAATCACACTCTCGTTAGAGGGCACATCCGCCTGAATAACATTCCATCCACCTTACCCTATGTTGATATCGAGTATGCGAAATCTCAAATGTCAACAAAACACGGAAAGCCCATAGGTGATCACAACCGATATATGCAAAAACATGGTCCGCTCCTTATGGAGAAGAATGACCGCCATGACGCATACGAAGAGGATGTTGAAATTATGAGGAATCGTACCACGAGCGTAATGGCCCTTGCTATTTTAGCAACAGCAGCGGCAGGTATTGGGTTCATTACACTAACACGCAATTAAACGTCCTATGATAATTAGTAAATTTATCTCATTATCATAATATATGAGTACCTCCGCCAATATTTTGACACACCAAGATCAGATAATCGGTTATCTTCGTAATGAATACGATCGTCTTAATACACGGCTCGAACGGGCGGGTAATAAGGTCAAAACCCAGAATCGTTCGTCCGAGCTTTATGAAAGTGCGCGATTGAAACAAGAGGATAAAATAGCCATGCTTGCATATATCACTGCATTATTTGTGGCTCTTATTATTATTCACTACTTGCGCAATACATTGATATTTGTCCCCGACACCATATTTGATTTACTCGTGTTAGCTGCAATCCTATACACCGGGTTTTCATTATACTTCAGATATTCCGATATGGTTCGAAGAGATCACATGAACCATCGCCGCATTGCGACCCCGGCTCCTCGCGGCTCTCCTGGCGGAGCCGGTGACCGTGAGCTCGGCATCGATTCCAATTTCGACAGGATTTGCATTGGCCAAGCTTGTTGTTCGAACAACACATTCTGGGACGGAGCACAGGGGAAATGTGTTACCAGAGAAGTTGCAATCGCAAAAGGCATTGATGTCAATAAGAAAAAGAAGGAGAGCAATCTTTTTGGACTTTAAGTAGAATCAATATATCCAAATGATTTAGATATATTTTGTGGGTATCAGTATATGACCCGTTTATTGGCGTTATTCGTTCTTTTTGCGTCCGCGTTTGCGGATACTGCTTCTCGTTTCGAGGAGTGGTGTCAGCGCTTTAACCAGCGCTTCGAAGATAGTAAGCACAGACAGCATGTGTTTACTAACTGGATCAGCAATGACCGTTTTATTGAGGAAACCAATGCTAAGAACCTCACGTATACTCTTGGACACAACCAACTTTCAGGCATGAACCAGGAAGAATACAGTGCGTTTATCTCTCGCAGTGGAAAGTACGACTCTAAGATTGACGCCATCAAGTGCGTCAAAGCCTGCTTAGATGAGGATGCGTCTAATATGGACAAGATCAAGTGTGTGGCGGCCTGCAAGCCGGAAGACAACTATGATCATGTCGAAATAAATGCTGCGACCTCTATCGATTGGCGGAGCAAAGGTGCAGTGACTGATGTGAAGGACCAAGGTCAGTGTGGATCGTGTTGGTCGTTTTCCACCACCGGTGCTCTTGAGGGTGCCTATGCGATCGAATACGGAAACTTGGTTGCATTCTCCGAACAACAGCTTGTTGACTGTGACAAGCTCGGTAACGGCGGCCGTGACCACGGGTGCAATGGCGGCATCATGGACAATGCGTTCGACTGGATCGGCAAAAACAACGGACTCTGCACCGAAGCCGACTACCCCTACTTCTCGGGAACCACCAAGGACCGCGGAGACTGCCAGACCAGCTGCACCAACGTGAAGGGCTCCGACATTCAGAGCCACACCGACGTCCCTCCCAGCAGCGACAGCGCTATGATGTCCGCTCTCACCAAGCAGCCCGTCGCCATCGCCATCGAGGCCGACCAGCGCGCCTTCCAGATGTACTCGAGCGGCGTGTTCACCGGTGCTTGCGGTACCAATCTTGATCATGGAGTCCTCGCCGTGGGATACGGTTCCGACAGCAATGGCGATTATTACATCGTCAAGAACTCATGGAGCGCATCCTGGGGTGACAAGGGATACATCCGCCTCGGACGCGGACCTCAGTACAACAATGGCGACGGACAATGTGGTATGCTTTTGATGGCCAGTTATCCATCTGTATCAAGTAAGAGCGCATCCAATGTTCATTTCCGCGGCTATGTTGGTGGATCTACTTGCACTGGTCCCGGCGAGTTCTGTTGCGAGGCACCCAACGCCGATACCAACAACTGCCCTTCCTCGGCATATACTTCTGATTGCGCCAAGAAGAATAGCTGCTGCTGCGGTTAAATCCACCTTATTTTACAAGACATAAAACATACGTATAATACGTATCCTTGAACCCTTTGCGCATGTTCTTTCGTATTATAAGATCACCTACGGTGGTTGATGTAATTATAAACGCAATAACATTTTAGGAGTTTTCATGTATAACGATATACTTGAAAACACACGCGCGAATAATTCTCTAATCGTATATTAACGTATGAAAGAGGGATTTTCGCAAGAATATGACGATTTAATGAAAAAAATTAAGGATGTAGAAGCATCAGTCGACACGGGAATGAAAAAGATCAAGGTGCCTCGAATATTTGTAGAAGGTGATATGCGCACTGAAAAAGGTGTCAAGCTTCGGGGTTGGTTCAGACAGGGAATTAAGCATGGACGTCCAGAGACATTCGATGGTCTACCCAAATATTATAATGAAGGAGATAAAAACATAACGATGAAATGGGGACATGACCAAGGGTTCAGATTTTTGAACTCGTGGAACCCCCACGCTTCTGGTTGGATAATCAGTGCTCGCAGTCACGGTCGTGCATTTTTGTGGGATAACCACCCAAAAATATTTCCTCGGCGTGGGACCAACATGCACACAAGAAAATGGCACGGCTATCCCGCCGACAAAGATTGGCGGTCCCCATGGGCTGAACATCTTTATACTCGTAATTATCGGTTATATGTAAAGCATCACACATGGGTAAAGGAGATTGTACCAGGTGAAGATATGGGAGTGTTTCCTCAAACCAAATATTATCCTAATCCCCGACCCGTTACCGAGTACTATATTGTGAACGACAGCAAGAAAAGTCACCAACAACATGATGAATTAGCAAAAAGTATTGGATGGGAACTTGTTCCGATAAACAGTAAGGAGGATCTACAAAAGTTGCGCGACGTGACGTCGCTGCCCGTTTGGGTTGCATCAACTTCCAAGTACATACCCAGGGTTACCATTATAGATGGTAAAAATATTAAAACAGAAGCGGAATTTAACTTGTATATAGGCGATCTTAAGTGCCCGCACATTGATGGCAAAAACATTAATCTTGTTCGTTACAATGTGGACGTCGATAAATGTATGGCGGCGCGCCCTGCAGTATACCGGAGGTTAATTACCCCCGACTACCAGTCAATTGCCGATCACGAAACCTTGTTGACCCAACTCTATAAAGATATTGATACGCTGAAGGAGATTCAAAAAGAACGGTACAACACCGAATATTCGTATGACGAACCCACGTTCAAAGAACTTGAAGACCAATACGGAGAATTTGATGAAGGGTTTGAGAACCAGGAAGGATTTAGAGGAGATAATCTCGAAGATGCATATGAAGCAGGAAAAGCCCGTGTCGTTGAATTAAAACGGAAGTTGTTACGCAATAAGACTATCATGGCACCAAGAACCCGTGTTTATAATACATATTTTTACAAGTACAATGAAGTGCAAAAGAACACAGCGGATGTTAAAAAGGAGGCCAAATTTTGGTTAACCGAAAATAAAGAAAATATCAAGAACGATATACATCAAGTCGAAGGACAGACCGCGCAAATCACAGAAAAGTTCGATCCATACAAAGAATACTTTGCCATGGCAAAGCGGGAAAATACATACATGTTTAAGGACTATGATAAGCTCCACTATATTAATCGATATGTATTGATATGGGTTTACTTTGCACTTCTTTTAATATTATTCGCTGTTGTAACAACACGCGATGGTCACGTGGCTGATTATCCATTCTACTTATTTTTTAGTTTCCTTGTGCTATTCCCGTTCATTATATACCCCTTCCAACTGGCAATGATGTACATATTCAAAAAAATATACGCAACGGTTTCGACAAATAAATTATCAAAAGCATTGTCATAATCGGCTTATTATATTGTCTAAGAATATAATAATTAGTATGATAGGATTATTTTCTGGGAAACAATGCTGTCGCGGCAATACATATAAACGTTTTCCACAGACTTCATTGAAAAAATGCAAAAAACTTTGTATAGAAGACAAAAACTGTAAACACATGGATCATACTTCCAAATGGAGTTTCTGTGGTCTTTGTAATACTGACTGCGACTATGCAGGAAGTGTAAAATTATCAGGTACTACAAAACACTATGACACGTATATAAACACTGCACATAAGTCATTGGAACCCTTCACGACTGAAAACGATAATGAAGAATCGATAGATATTGATACTAACTGGAGAAATGCATTAACGCGTGTAAAAGACGAAGAAATTGCAGCAATTGAAAGAACAAAGAAGTATACCGATTATGATAAAAACGACTTTAAATTACGATATTGGCAAGGATATCCAAAGCCCATTGCCAATATTGACCCCAAAGATGCAGCCGAACATTACAAGGGTGCGCCACTCCATATAAGAAAAATGGCAGGGGATGCTGTTAATATGGTACAAAATAGACAAAAAGTACTCAAGAACGAGTTAAATACTTCATACAATGGACTGAACAAGGGTCTATATGCATTGATTGAAGACCAGGTTGATGCGATCAACAAAATACATGACGAAAACAACATATCAATTAAAAACTTTCAAGCGGCCAAAAAAGACATGAACCTACTGAAAGACATTGATCTTCCAAACGCACTTCGCCTTAACGACTTAGCGCACCATGATCTTCGTGAACATAAATACAATGAAGGGTTTGAATCCCGTCCATCTGCACTTCGAAAGCGCATGTTGCAAATCAAAGATATTGAATACGAAACATTCAAACTTGGTGAGGAACTTAAGAAAACTGATGTGACTGCCCAAACAGTCGAACGCAAAGTAGTACTTTACGAACCACATTCGAATAATTATGAAAGAATCAATCACATTCTTTGGTATGTATACTATGTGTCGTTTATTGTATTTGTCGCAGTTGTTTACTCATTAAGCATGACGCTCAATCGAAAGGTTGTATACATCGCAATAGCACTGACATTTCCCTACTTTGTAAGGTACGTTCAATTAAGGTTGGGCGAGGCATATCATATGGTGTCATCCATCATTCACGGAATACCGTATGATAAGTAAAAATAACACTCCAAATATGTTTGAAGTGTTAACCACTTTCTTCTTCGAGGAATGCAACCTCATCATCTCCATCAATATCGTCGTCCGACTCATCATCTGTTTCTGTATCATTACCGTATATGATCCGAATATTCCTCCATACAGTGCCTTTGGGACGCCCAAACTGCTTCGAGAAATAGTCATATAGATCACGTGCCGTAGGCCCTCCTCTTCCGTAAGTTGCTGTATGCCATGTACTGAATTCGCTGGCAAGGTCCGACTTGGTAACCTTGAACCCCGGTTCGTCCGTAGTGCGGATCTTGTCTCGAATGAATTCCAGAATTGCGTCCTGGCTTGATCGATACTCGTTTGACCGTCCCATAACCTCTTCACATTCTGACACGTCGCCCTTTGTGGTCATTGCCCGTTTAACAAGCATTGCCGCAAATACTTCTTTCCAGCGGATGAACTTGGTTGTCATCTCGCGATCCACTTTATATTGGTAAGGTTTTTCCGGATCGTTTGTTACTGGGTGATCCGTAAATAACGATTTGAAGTCGACCACCGCGATACGCCTCCATGTACCATTATCTGTTGCATTTATCTTCATCAAATAGTTTGTTGCCACTACTAACTTGAATTGCGCTTTGAACGTGACAGGATCACTCGCATAAAGCGCTCTGCCACTAATAGGGTCATTCGCGCTGGTTAGCTGCTTGAAAACCCCCTCATTCAGCACGTCGTCTTTCGATGGCTCCTGAATCACCGCCAATCTCTTTCCTTGGAGCGCCACGATTTCAGGGGCCGTACCTCCAACCTTCGCGCGGCGGTCGATAATCAATGACGACGGTACATCTGCCTTGTACTCGCCAAGGACCAAGCTCATAAGTTCAATCAATGCAGACTTACCATTTGCACCAACTCCAATATAGAAGTGGGCATTCTGACGCTTGTTATGTCCAGTCAATGTACTTGCCAAATGTTCCCACATGTACTCACGTAGATTGGTCTCGGGGAACAACTTATGTATGAAATCATTAACTTCAGATACTATATTGGAATGCGATGGCCCGAGATCACTATAATTAATTCCCGTTGACAATGACAAGTAATCATCCGGTCTACCTTTTCGGAAACAACCCGCCGCAAAGTCAACCACACCATTCTCAAATGCAATAATATCCTTGTTCGTGTCCAACTTGTTGATAAAGTCCTGGTCGTAAAAGAGACATTTTGCCTCCTTCATAATGTTTTCCTTGAGTTTGGTGGCACCGAGATTGTTGACAATCTTCACTAATCGCTTAAGAAGGGCGCGCTGTCTTGCTTGTTCTTCGTCGCCATCTTCAGAAGGTACAATTGGTCGGGCTTTCTGCTGTTGCTGGTTAATACGGTTCATAAAGATGCGTTTTATGTCGGTAATTCTCTTTCGAAGGCTCTGACCTGCGTCATCGCGCCGCCATCTCCCGTTGCAATACTTGAACCAGTTGTTCTTTGATACGGATACGCATACATATTCGTTCTTGTAACTTTGATAAAGCAGCTCCGCATATACATCCTCCCCGACGTTCTCGTTGTCCTGACCTATAACACGCCCGCCCGTCGCTCCATAAATCACTTGATCAACGTAAAAGTCCAGTGTTGATGTATATATTTCACGATACTTGTCCGGATTCGACTCTCTTACCCAGTACATAATCGACCTGAATGATAATGGGGCGTCCATTGTCTGTGCTCGCGAAATCGCATCATCCCATCGCTCAATCAAATCTGGTATACCAGTATATCGAAATCCAGAGGCCTTTGCACTGAACCGCACCCATACAAACAGAAGTCGTTCGCGCTGTCGAGCAACATCATCAATGTTAGACAAACTGTTTGCCAGTGCCCAGCAGACCCGGATCCATCGATTGTATGACCCACTTTCATAATATTCGGGCCCAAGCGCCATGGTATACTCATATACCTCACGCACATTTCTATCAACCCCTCGGTCGCCAAGAGAATCTACAAACATGTCTTCCGCAATCTTCAGAGATGCATCATCAACAATTTTCATGATAATATCGCGATTGCTCCCGTCAAATGCAATCCCCACAGGAGCACGCGGAGAACTTGGCATAGCCTTGCCAGTAATCTTCGACTTGAACTCCTCATACTTCTGTACAAATGTTGGTCGTAGAAACAGTGCCGGATGGTCGCAACAACGGGCAGAGAGTTTGTATAGGTTCTCTGGGTCCGTCGCGTCAAACATCTCTACATCCAATTCGTCCATACTTATCTCACCATCTGTACTGTCATATGTGATGTCATAAATACGGTATAGCTTGTATGGCTTATTTTGAGGTTTGGTAGAACCAAATAGTTGCCAGTTTACATGACCTGCCGCGATACCATCATCATAAACATCTTCTATGGTATTTGTCAATGGCAGTTTTTCAAACACACCACCCATCGTTTGCAACATCTCATTTCGAAGCATTAATTGCATTGCTCGATTCGACTTTAGGGTAATGATGATATGTATACCGTCTTTTGTAATCTGCTTTTCTTGGACACAATTCACCGAATCCTTTTGTAGCACAAATACTTGAAAATTCGTATCATCATCCATCTGATAAGCATTTTTCAAGAATTCCAACACGTCTGCAATGAAGGACTCCACATGATCTTGTGTATGCTGTCTTGTTTTTATACTAAAATCATAGCGGAAATCGAGATCAATAAGGAATGGTCCATCATCATATAGCTGTTTCTCTGTATAATACTCTTTTTTCCCTGGTCGTAAAATATCGCGAGCATAAAGCCTCAGAAATTTTTTATAATCTTCTTGTGTCGGTATAGATAGCGTCCTTCCTAAAATAGATGCCTCTTTGGATCCAATGCGGGTATTCGTTTTTTTCGCCGCATCTATATTATTGTTACGGGTTACACTCACACTACGTACAAATTCTATAAATTTTAAATCAGAATCGTCGGGAGAGCTCATTGTCCCAGATAGAATATGCATACATATTCGCGGACGTCGGAATCAATTTTCCACTACAACGTATGTCTGTCCATTACATGAGTCTGTTTGTAAAGTGATATAGGAAATAAATGGTATTTCATGGTGCAAAAATTGAACCACCCTCCCTTCTTTTTTGTGAAGTAATAGTAAGATGAGATTCTGTGATAAATGCGATAACATGCTTTATCTTGGCGTAGGTCGTGAGGACAACAATGAGGTGAAGTATTACTGTCGTTGCTGTGGATATTCGGAAAAAAGCGGAGAATTATGTGTTATCAACATGGATACCGATACCCAAAATAGGATCCCCATTAATGAATATACCAAGCACGACCCCACCCTCCCCCATTTACATGATATGCTTTGTGTGAATAAAGAGTGCGAAACTTATAATGGCGCTGATAAAGATGTAATATACATAAGATATGATGAAAGTGACATGAAATATGTATATATGTGTTGTATTTGTGATAGTACATGGACGTCCAGTGAAAAAAACGTGTAATTTTAGAAGTGGGTAAAATTGATCCTCTTTTTCTATTCTCATAATATTATAAACAATATGGCGTCTATGCCCGATTTTGAAGACAAACTACCCGATGAAGATGCAAAAATAGAAGAGTCCGAAGACGAAAAAAGTGTAGTCGAAGATGATACAAGCAGTGTAGACGAAGATGAAAGCGTGATTGAGGATGAGATTGAAGACATGTTTGAAATTGAAGATCCTGCTGAAGAAGAACAGCCTGCGCCTGTTGTGGAAAAGGTAATGTCCGACGCAGATATGTTGGGTCTCGGGGACGATTCGGATATGTCGGACGATGAATATGACGATTATGAAAAGTTCGGTAGCACAATAAAGCAGGATGTGATTGCAAATCACTACCCTGAATTGGTTCAGCACAACTACGAAGAAATCAAGAAACTTCTTGATATTACGCGCGATGATACTGGTGTCATCCGAGATCCATTTCACCGCACGATTCCAATCATCACGCGGTATGAAAGAGCTCGGGTGCTCGGTGAAAGGACAAAGCAACTTGATGGAGGTGCACATCCTATGATTGCCATAGAACCCAATATCATCGACAGTTATACCATCGCAGTGAAAGAATACGAACAAAAGAAAATCCCATTCATCATCAAACGCCCCCTTCCGAGTGGCGCATGTGAATATTGGAGACTACGTGACCTTGAATACATTTAAGCAACTTGTTATGACTTGTTTTTTATAACAAGTTATTGATTTTTATAAAAAATTGATTGTGTTGACAGCCCAATACTGTATGCATACAAGCAAACAAACAAGCAAACAAACAAGCAAACAAACAAGCAAACAATGGAATACAAAGGCGAAGAACTCAACTTATTCTATCTCATGAAGAAGGCATTGGCTGATCACAAGCGACGCACCGTTCGCATGAAGTACTATCCTCATAACATGGATGAATGGGAAGCCGAGCACAAAGTCATTGAGAAAAACTATCGTGAACTCATTGGTGTAGTCCGAAAAGAAAGACTTGCCAAAGAGCGCGAAGAAAATGAACAAAATGCGGCACAAGCACTGCTCATGTTGAAAGCATCTACCGAAAAAAAAATGGATGCAAAGAAAAAGCGCCAGGAAAAGAAAGCTGCCGCAAAGAATGTGATAGTCGTACCACGAAAATCATCGCGCATCGCAAATAAGAAAAAATAATTGGGTTGGTTATCCCATAAATATACATTGATTTCAATGTATATTTTTTATGATTATGCTTCTTCAGCGACGGGAGCCGGATCGGAAATCATTTCATTTTCGAGTTTGTCCAGATCATCCTCGTTTTTCAGAAAATGCTTATGAATAACATTGGAAATGGACGTTCGTTTCATGACGTCATGTGGATTAATGTTCTTGTAAAACTTTCCGGGATTCTCCAACACATCCTTAATTAGATGAAAATCTACACCGGGATGCCCATTTAATGGAATAGTCATATTCGGGAGATATTGTTCAATGCGTGTACAGCCATAATAAAGTGGGGTACAAAGGTTAAGAAGCGGGTCAATAACCTTTTCCGAAAAATAGGCCGGATATACTGTGTTTTCAACGGCGATTGTAAACATATAATCGCGAAACATCTCTTCCGATGATTCAAATGAACCTTTAAGACGGGGGTCCGTAACCCCCTGTTTTATTAGATTCTCTGCGCCCCTACCATAAACATCAATCGGAAAATTAGAACGAAGTATCATGTCCAAGAGAGTTACTCTATATGCATGACCTGGCATAAAATCCTTGTTTGATACCATGATGGACATCAATTTTGTTTTTCGTGTGGGTATTTCCTTTGGAAGAGGAGCATGCAATATATACGCATGGTCGCATTTAAATTGTGACGGAAGCCCCCTATAGCAACCAATATAGTAGTTAGATACTCGTTTATGAACATAGTAGACAAATTTTAAGCTGAGGCCCAGAATAGACGGTGGCTCATGAGCAAGACCAATCACATTTTCAATAGGTAGGTTATGATCAATAGCCGCAGTATTTAATAGTATAACATGTGTGTAATCATCTCCTTCCGTAAACTTGTATCGCACATTATATTCCGGGTCTGACATTAAGTCATGGTTTTTCTCAAACTGTTTCCATATGTCACTACCACAATATGACGAAAAAATGCGTATAATAATCATTATGTTTTAACACGATGTCTATCTTTATTCCATTATCGAGGTACATATACATCCTTGAGGACGCTTTTTACCAGTTTTGATTTCGTTGCTTCATTTGATTCATCGTCGTCGCCGCCCAATGTTTCGGTAATTATTTTTAAGTATGCCTTATTTTCTTCGGTATCGCATTCAAGAGCCGTAGGATGATCTCTCTCCCATTGCGTGACATTTTCGTAGTTTTTATCCTCCACAGCTTTAATGATTCGACGCAGCGCAGTCTTTTCATCCGAGTCTTTTTGCCACGTATCCCCCTGCTTTATATACAACGTTTCACGTTTGAGATCTGTGCAGTGCAATGGTCTTCGATACAAGTCCATGCACGACAATGAATTGTTCAATATAGAGCGGATGCCGTCTATATACCCAACATTTCCAATATGCTCCAGCTCCTTCACGCCAATTTGGAGATTTTGAATAAAATTCTGTATAGGTATCGCATCCTTACATTGCGTATTAAGAAAAAAGTTGATATTGAGATAATTGTTATTGACAACGCTAACTGGCTCAGACGATTTTGTTATAAGAGTCTCCAACTGCTTTTGTTGTTTCTGTACAATTCCCATAATATTATTATCCTGCTCTATTGTTTCATTCTTAAATTTACATTTTTTCTTATGGTACCACAGTCCATTTCTTGCTGAAAATGTGCGTCCGCAATCGCATTTATACTGTCGTTTTGTCGGTTTCGATTGCAACAAATTGCTCCCTGCAACTACTGGGGTAGCACTTGGTTGTGGTTCGACATGACTGGCCTGTTGCAGTTTTAATTCGTTATTTTTACAGTGCTTAGCAGTATTCAGGTGCATTTTGAAATTACTCGCTTTTGTACAACTGAAATTACATAATTCACATACATATTTTAATTGATTATCTTCACTCATATAAGATCTACCTATATTGTTTGTGAGTATTAAACCATTAATTGCTATTTTTAAAACACTTGAAATTTTTATGAGCATGTTTCAGTAAGATGTTGAAATTTGAAAATTTCGATATTTTGGTTTCAAAAAATCGAAAAAATGTGAAAAATGACACTAAATGATTGGCTTTGCTAAACATTATATCAAATGCCAATAGTGCTAAAACCGGCATTTTTTGGCATTTTTTTTCGATGCAAACAAATGTTATCAAACCCATTTTTTTCTGAAAAAACGCCTTACTGATCAGTCACAAAAAAAAATAAGAGCATTTTTGATTTTTACGAGAATACTGATTAGCAGTTTTGCTGCAAAATTTTTAAATTTATCGGTATTTTTTGGACTTGCAAAAAAATGCCAAAAAATGCCGAAAAAATGTCGCGCTTTGTTACTATAAAATGCAGTGCATGTAGTCGCCTATGAAAAAACTCAGTAAGGTCTCAGTCTTGTTCAAAAAATTTTTTGGGGATTTTTTTCGAACATTTTCATTTTGGTTTCTGAGCAGTTATGCTCAGACAGTTGTTCGGCAATGGAACGCAAAATTTTGGGGCGTTCAAAAAGCGTTCAAAAACGTTCAAAAAATACACCCGAAAAATGCGAAAATTGAAAAGAGAGTGGAAATGTGGACAACCATTTTCAGTCACAAAAGTGCAAAATTTAAAATAGTGTTGTGAGCATCATGCTAACAACCACTTTTTCATTTTTTACAAACTTTTATTTTGTTTTTTTGGAAAATTTCGTTGTCCATTTTTGGAAAAACGAAAAAAGTTTGTAAAAAAACAAAAATTTACAAAAATTTACAATTTTAAAATTGACTTTTTTATCATTCCGATAATGGACAATAGCAATATTGCAGTGTTAAATAATTTTATTATTTCAGTTTTTAGAATTATGCTCAGCTCAGTCACAAATGCCAAAAATGTGCATTTTTCGCATTTTTGAGGTTATTTAGCAACAATTTTGGGCCTATTTTGGACCACCCTTCGGACTACACCAAAAAGTGCTTGTGAGCATAAATCCGATCCACCCAAGCACTTTTATTAGCATTTATGCAGAAAGACATTTTAACGAATGGTCTGATAATTGCGCACAAGCTGTCCAATATGGACAATCCTACTCTCTTTGGGAGCATTTCCGATGATTGCCCACTTTCGAAATTTCTTTGAAAACTCGCATAGTAAAACAGCGGTTTTATCCAGTTTTACATATTTATGAGGAGATGTATTTTGAAATTCTTCTTCATCATCGCTTTCTTCAATGGTATCAAGATTGTCGTTTTCGCGGACGATACGAAACATTTTATTCAACTTTACACTGGTTTCGTAATTGTTCACGGTGGCCTTTCCAAAGTATTCACGTGACCCTTTTTTGCCGTATGCAAACAGATGATATGTGTCTGCCATTGGATCTGCTTTCACTTCAAAAACAGTTTTATGTCTGTACTGCGGCTTTGTAAAATCATGAGAATATGCGCAACTTAGTTCAAGACACGAAAGCTGCCCCTTTGGTTTTGATGGTGCAGTTGCTTTTGCGAGAGGAACGTTTAAGCATATTGTGCGATCTTTGTAAGATTTGTATTGTATGTGATGTACGCTGTAACCGATATTATCTCTTACACCTTGCGGTAAAACTCCATTGTACTCATTATCCGCTTTCCAAATATAAGGCATGAAGAAATGTGTTCCATACTGCGAAAACATGCCTTTGCATGTGTCCACAATACTGGATATTAAATACCATTTTTCATATGCATGATAACCGCGCATAGACAGTCCGCTATAATATAACACATCCTCAATTACATAATAATTATGTGTTGAATTGTTCGATGAAATCATACTGCCATATACGATTGTCCCAAGGGCTAATGGGATGTTGTCGTGATGAAAACATGTGCATCTCCCCAATTTCCGTTCCCTATCCATGTCAAAAAATAAGGCTACATATTTATCATCCTGAAATGTAAACCAACATAGCACTTTTTTCCCGTAAGGAATGGCCGTACATATGTCGTATGTCGTATCTTTCTTATGACGCATAGTTTCATAGGAAAGTTCGTATTTTGGAATACGATTCAAGAATTCCATCGTTTCATGTTGTTCCAGCTCCATTACACTGCATAATCCATTAGCTTTATGTATATTTCCTAAATACTACATATTCAATGCATTGTTAAATTCTGCATCAAGGTCGTCGTCGGAATCAGAATCATTGTCATCATTTGAGTTTTTCAAATGCATTGTAAACTCGTCGTTCAGTGAGTGATCATCATCAGGCGGTTCAGTCAGAACAGTAGATTTCATAACGGGTTTTGTGAATGACGTTTGTACATATATATACAGCTTATGGATGGCAACAATAACAAGAAGATAGAGTATTGAATAAAATAATAGGCCCATAATAGTATTATATAACATAAACTTATGTCACGAACGCAAAATTGAATTGAACTGTGTATCAATATACCGGCATACAGCAAAATGATTGATATTATCCTAATTGATAAAAAAGGGCAGGTAAAGAATGCATCTGTCAAGAGTACAGAGTGTGATGCATTGTCGCGTAGAGCGGGGTTTAAAAGTGTGGATGGGTTTGAAAAGCGCACCACATGGGGATGTACTGTAAAAGGAAAGAAATTTTCAGTTGCGTTATATGCAAAAGACGCCGGTCGAGCGAATTATGAGAATAAGTATGATCTCCCCCCGCCAGTTGATTCCGTCCTGTATTTTGGTACAATGGTACTTGTCAATTACTCAGGTGATAAGCCAGTCAATATCTCGGTAGATGATTGGAATCATATATATGAACATTTGTTCGGCGGGTTTGAAGATTTGGGCAACGAAGAAGAGAGTGAAGAGAGCGAAGAAGAGAGTGAGGAAGACCGTCCGCGTACTAAAGAGGGGTATGTCATTGATGACTTTGTTGTACCCGACGATGAGCTTAGTGAAGAGGACTATATCTAACCTAAAAAATTGAATAGATACTTACATGTTTTTATTGCATACAACAATGGCGTCTTACATAATCAAATACCCAGATGACTTTCGCAAAAAAGTGGCTAAACGTCTTACTGATCTACTCGACAATGATCGACATGGTATAAATCTGGAAAAGGGAATCTTTAACTTTACCATACGCGAGGCACAATATCGTAAAGTTATTAAAAAATGGTCGAACAGGCATTTTGTAAAAATATATCAATCAAAGCTCTGGACGGTTCTTAGTAATGTAACCAAACCGGCAATTATAGAGGCAATCAAAACTGGAGATATGGAGTCCCAGCAATTGGCATTTATGACACATCAAGAGATTAACCCCGAACGTTGGAAAGATCTTATTACACGAAAGATGAAGCGTGACGAAAGCAAGATGTCGCAGCGGATTGAGGCAAGTACGGATATGTTTACGTGCAAACGTTGCAAATCAAAGAAATGTACGTATTATGAATTGCAGACGCGAAGTGCGGATGAACCAGCCACGATCTTTATTACATGTATTGATTGCGGCAAAAATTGGAGGAATTAGCTCCTACCCCCAATTGATGCGTGTTTGGTTTACCAACCAATCTTTTTTACAGCTTCCATCGAAACATGATTCTTAATAAATTCCCATACTTCAAACCGTGTCATAATCGGTTTTACAAACCCTTCGTACCCGGTTTTCAGTGCGTAAAATGCAGGCCATGTGGATCTCATATTTTCAAACCGAAACATCCATGTCATGAAGAACATAAACTCCTGGTGACCGAAGGATCGTAATGAATTTAATATAATTTTTCGTTCCAGTGCATTTTTTCTGGTATTCCAACATATGAATAAGTTTTGAATTTTACGGGCGGCTTTGTCCGCCGTCGCATCTCGATATTCCAATGCAGATTTGCAAAATGTCAAATCGTGATATCCAAGGCACTTGAATATCAGCGGCTCCACGTCTTGAGGTATTATGTCCATAGCAATATTGTTAGTATACAATAAAATACAGGGAACAAGTTAATCAATTTTATGCAAATAATCAATGGTGTATATGGAGGTTGTACCATCCGTATTTGTTTCCTATTTTATCCAAATAGTATGCAGACGCCCAGCCAATGAATGCACCAATCGTATCTCCGATATTATTTATAAAAGGATCAGGGCCTGACTTTCCGCCTGGCCAGAAAACAATGTACCGATTAATAATATTTATGCCCATTTCGGTATTTTCCAAAAACTCAAATACAGTATGTAGAATAAGCCAGAACAGTAGAGATATGTTCCAAAAATAGGCAACTATACCGACAGCAAAATGAAGGTATGTAAATTGATCAAATAAGGGTATCATATAACATACAGCCATAAATTATCATTTTCCGTCGTTTTTGTAAGATTTCTTAATCTGTAAAGAATACTAAAATTTGATAAGACACTTGTTTTTTGCCTCTTTTTTAACGGGGGCATTGGGATCATGAGATAGACGCCAATTTGTATCAGTCATGGACTTGTACGTGTCACTGTTTGACGTGAATATCCGATACCCATTTTTTTTGTAAAACGCGCGCCGTGCGTTCCATTGGTTCATAAAGTGTTCGTGGGGATCGATAAGATCTACAACCACTGGGTTGTTGCCGCGCACGCGCAGGATTCGCCCCACAGATTGGGTGATGTCGGTTTTAGGAGATGCCATTACCAATGTGGATAGTGTTTTGATGTCAAGTGCTTCTGCTGCCATTGCATATGTTGCGAGGACAATCTGTTTACCTTCGCTTTCTTCCAGTGCGGCTGGCTTCATACCACCTACATAATAACCACAAGTTGCAAACCCTCGATGTTCGATTGCCTCAAACATGTAAGTAAGGAGTGCGCGTTGATGTGTGAGCACGATGATTTGCTTATTGTTATTTTCTGCAATGAGGTCTTCTAACATTTTTACCAGGAAATCGCTACGAGGGCCAAAATTACTGACTTTTGACAACATTGTGCTGTATTTAGGTGTCCCTCGCCAATCATATTCCACCTCGTTAAAATCACTATCTTTTGATTTCCAGTATACCCCTCTTACCATAACCTCATCATCACCCGAACGTTCTTCGGAATAAATGCGTTCTCCAATAAACATGTATAATACATGCGTAAGTTTGTCCTTTCTCTCGACGGTTGCGGAAATACCCAGCATATAAGGCGTCACTGCTTTGAATAGCGCTTTTGAAAATTGTTCGCTTCCGATTCGGTGAACCTCATCTATAATTGTGAGACCGAACTCACTGAATGCGCTTTTCCCAAAGTCCTTGATGTATAGGGTTTGCAGCATACCGATTACAATGTCCTTATCTTCAACATCGAATGTGCTTCCTTGGATTCGCCCCACGCGTGCGTTTGGTAGGAACTCCTGAATTCGCTCAACCCATTGATTGAGGAGAAACTCTTTGTGGACAATCACGAGGGTTTTTTGTTTGAGTTCACTTATTATTTTGAGCGCCATTACGGTTTTTCCTCTACCGCAAGGCACTTCAAGAATGGCTCCGCCGCCCTTGTCGGTATTCACATGTTTTACGTATCGACTTACAATATCCTTCTGATAATCGCGGAGTTCCTTTGGGAACGCAAGATGCTCCCCATCAGATGCATGAATGCATAGATCGGTTGTGTCTGGGATGCCAAACATGCGTTCGCCATAGAAGCGCGGGATGTAGATCTTCTTCTCGCTTTCCCGGTAGCAATAAAACCCATCGACTGCACCACCAATCATGGCGTTTACTTCGGGTTTGGCATATAGATCTTTACGAAGTGCGTCTAACTGATCTTCCGATAGTACACTTTTAGCTATAACGTAGCCGCGCGACCCCATACGAGAGGTTTTGCGAATGTTTTCTTTTTCATCAATAGTTAATTCCATAGGTATATGTAATACAGTAAAAATCCGTATATCATTTTGCGTGAAAAAATCCTGGAGTATAGTATATAATGAAATTTCTCCCCGAGCTTACTGTCAAAGAACTCGTTGTGGTTGGAGCCCTACTTTTTTACATCACCACTGACCTGGGAACCCCTGGTTTTATCGCGCGCGTCATGGACTCTGTCGCAGGAAAGCTCATTGCTGTACTTGCGGGACTTATGTTGTTTAGGAAACAACCTGTCATTATTGTCATTCTCGGCGTATATGCCCTATACATTCTTGTAGAACGTTCGGGATATGTTGTGGCACGTGATGCTATCCAAGAGCATACTCCCAGCCAGCTTGAGAAGGACATTGTTATGAATGAACTTCAGCCCGCGGATGAGGTTACGTTAGAGGAAGAACTCGTGGCAAAATTTGCCCCGATTAACAGCGAAATTGCCCCCTTGATTGACACCTCATTCAAGCCTACCGCTGCTGATGTGAACGGCGCGTCTGCTATCTAAATCTCTGTAATTTGATGTTAACCATCAAATCGCATTACTTGCTGAAACCAAGGTCCTGGTTAATTTTGAATGCTTCGGGTTCGCGATTGAATACTGTGGTTAAGAACGCCGTGATTGCAGTTGTGTAAAGTATTCCAGAAAAAACGATACCGCGAATGCTCATGCCAGTTTTTACCGTTCCTGTCAAAGGCAATGTCAAGAATACAGTTAATAATGATACGGCAATAAGGAGTGCAATAACATACCACCGAATGCCTTGACCCGTAAAGTTCTCTGGATGCGCCATAATTTTTAGCCATGAAGGTAGGATACTTGCAGGAAGCCAATTAAAGTTGGCATATTCGGTCTCCCGGGGAGGATATAGCTGTTCTCCCTTGTAGAAATAGAATTGTGGATTCGAGCCGCGTGTCATAATTGACATCACTGCTGCCACAAAACCAATAAATATGTACATGGAAATTGCCAGTTGGGTAGAATTTTTCTCAATGAGCCCTTCTGAAAAGTGAAGCATGATGATTGCAAAAAAGATGTACCATATGATTGAATTTGATTCCGCGATTCTCTTATGGATACATTCAATAAATGAGTCTTTTTCGTTTGCTGGACATATGGTATTACGGGTTTTTTCATCTTTCCCCCATATGATGGTGCTCTCAATAATGTACGAGCGGTAAAAATACGGTACGATCATATAGACACCAATAAGCGAAATCAAGAACATTCCTGAGAACGTTGCGTGACGCTCGAACATACTGTTGGCGGAAATTTTCGAGTATTCACTGTTGATGGGGATATTGTATGCAGCAATGGTGTCAGCACTTTCCCCGGTGGGATTGCAATCGATGTATATTTGTTCATCGTTTGTAAGGTTAAGTGGAATGATTGAATAGTCCTTCATGTTGGGCGCTTTTATGAATTCTGGTACTCCTCTGAATGTATCTGGATATTCGGGTACAAATAACGGAGTAGTAAATACAACCGAAATAATGTTGTTGTTTTTGTAATAAAATGCGTTCTTTTGCTTATCAATTACGCGAGCAAAATTAAACGGCTGTGTGGTATCATCATCCTTGTTGAACTCTACAACGGACGAGATTAAATTGCTTACTGGAGTACTTTCGGCAACAGGATCGACCATGATAGGCAAGTATAAATACAACTCACTTTCATTTGAGTGGGTGTGCTTAATTACAATCTCTCCCGCTTGCGTGAGACCTGATATATTATGTATTTTTCCCGTAAAATAGAATTCGGTTGGTAGATAATCGACCCCCTCAATCGTTATCGTCTTATCCGGATAGATGCTATTAAGACGGGTAATTTGTACATAATCATTCAGTTTACGTAGTGTATTATTGTTAAGGTTAAGGGAACGAGACGTGCTAAAATCATGAATGAGTATTCTATTTAAATCTGGTTCCTTATTTGGGTTAAATGATGCCATATACTGTATAGGTATACAAAATATAACAATAATGGTGTGATTACAAAATTGTGGGGATGTATCGGAGAGTTGCGTTTTCGTATTTGGTTACTGTAAATACGTCGTTGTAACCGTCAACAAATACCGTATCGCCACTTACAATGGAATCGCAGCCGTACTGAGAGCTACAATTTTTGCCATTTACCTTTATGGGGAGGCGCGTATTTACGGACCCGGTATTAGACGTGGTATAGTACTCCCATAAATCACGACCCCGGTCAGATGCCCGGCCCATTAGGGGTAGAATCAAGTTTTCCGGAGAACCTTGACGGGTGAGGATACCAATTTGTTGAAAGTTGTCGTCTTGACCGCGCGTGCGCGTATTAATAGGGACACCTTGTGTATGGTCTTTAGGTGCTCTAAATGGATCCGAAAAAATATTGTCTTGTTTTTCATTTGTTACTTTTACGTTTACTTCCGGTATAACAGAAGACTTTTGTTCTGGGATACGCATTACATAGTACGTAATACCAATTGCGATTATTAACATGAATAAGGTCATGTTCTCAATACATATTACGCCAGGAGGACAATGGCTTGTCATTACAATACAGACATATATTTACCCAAGCGCCTTTTTGATGAACTTGAGTGCGTCAATGAATTGAGAACCACCTTTCTCCATTAACGACAATCCGGGCTTGGCGTCATTTGGAACGTCTTTAAGAACGACTTCACTTAATCGTGCAAATTGACTTCCTACAGTTGATGTTTTTAACCGTTTGCAGTTGTAGCAGAGATCCCGAACCCAACGAGGGAAGTGTAAGAAATGATATCCGATGAGTCCGAACACGATTCTGTCTAAATACATAAGCATTCTCCACATTGCGGCCTCAGCGGGTTTCAGATCAATGCCGAATAGTGCCATAATGCCAATCAGAAGACCAAATGTGCATAGGTAAAGAATCTTACCGAATGTTTCAAGAGCATACCATAATAAGCATGATGGCGCAGTAAACAGTATTTTCATAAAACAGAAGAGGTGAGACAATGAGAATTCTATTATGTAAAGAGTTAGCACGAACCATTCCCAAAACCCCTTCATGATTGACATGATAGATAGCGACACTGCCATTATAGCACCCGTTACTAAGAATAATGTCCCAGTAGACAGATTTACAAAGAACTTCGCGAGTCCCAGCACATTCGTCAGGATTTTTCCTATACCGATAAAAATCTTAACGATTTTACCTACAAATGCTTCTCGTTTTGGTCGTTTTTTAAGCCCTACTGTGTACAAAGCTTCATTGTAATAATGTTTCGTAGCTTTGTGTATACTAACGCCGGTCGCTTCTTCATATAAATATGCGCCGACCAGCGAAAATATTGCAATGATTAAAATTAATTGTATAAGATCAGGGTTCATATACAATAAGATACGATTTTACTCCGATGACTCATTCATGAATTTACGACCAAGATCCTCAAGGTGTTTGTATTTGTTGATAAATGCTTCCGTTTTTTTCATAAGGGGCTCAAGCTTTTGTGCACCACCAACGACCTCATTTTGGATCTTCAGAATATTCGTAAGGTCCTCTTGAATGTCTTTTCTCTTACTTATCATGTCCTTTAATTGGTCCTTGGACATATTTGCAAAATCATCCCCCATGTCATCGTCTTCGTCAATGGGGTCTTCTGGTTCATCATCATCTTCGGAGTTTTTCTTGGACTTTTTGTCCTTATTTTCTAAACCTTCCTTCCGCTGTTTCTTGTACATAATAAAGGTGTGTGCTGCAATAATAGCGATGGTAAGCACAATAGTTACATTACGCGTAAAAAACGAAACAATAAGGCCGGTCAATAAAAATGCAAACATTGCAGGCATATGTTTATAGTAAATGAGGTATGCTGCATTGAGTAGCGCAAACAATACAACAACATTTATAACGGTAGTTTCTTTGATCAATCTCATCTTTATAGTATAACAGTCGAATAAAAATGAGACATTAAACAGAATTTTCAACGGCAATTGCAATTAGATTTACTACATCATTTACAATTGTAGCACACACTTCTGATGAGTTTACATCAGGTTCTCCTGTATGATCTACCTCTTCTGGTATTATATCGTCAGATAGGTCGCTTGTGCTGTCCATTTCATTTTTTGTGGAAATGAATAAGGGATCGTCACGATATGCAGGTGGAATACATTCATTCTCGTATATATCAAGTACTTCTTTCACTACTTCTTCGCGCTGAATATCGTCACTTTGAAATTCAATACTGGTAATACTTGAACTTCGGCGCCCGCGAAATTTATTGAGAAAGTCTTCCAGACCATTCATTGCTTCTCCTCGGTCATGTTGTTGTAAATCGCCGGTAATAACGATTCTACTATTTTCTCCGATGCGCGTGAGAAGCATTTTCATTTGAGCAACGGTGGAGTTTTGCATTTCGTCGGCGATAATCCATGCATTTTTAAAGGTTCTCCCGCGCATGTAACCAAGAGGAGCAATTTCTATTTTCTTCTCCTCGATAAGCTCAGTCACTTCTTTTACGCTCATAAATGTGTATAATATATCATAAATAGGACGTACCCATGGTGCCATTTTGTCTTCAAGGGTACCAGGAAGGTATCCCATGTCCTCATCTACTGCTACCGATGGCCGTGTGAAAATAATTTTTTCTATAGTGCCTCTCATAAAATAACGAATACCATATTCAGTTGCAAACAATGTCTTTCCTGTACCTGCAGGTCCTGTGGCAACAACAATCTTGCTTTTCTTTTGTCCTAACACTCTGGTATATCGTTCCTGACTGATATTTTGTGGGCGGGTAAACATGTTCTCCAGACGCTCTTTTTCACCTACGGATAGGTACTGATAATTATCGCCTGTATTACTAACCGTTTCGGATGTTTCGTACATATCATCCATAAAGCGGGCATCAATGTACTTTTTGCTGCGTTTGTTACGCCGGGACCCATCAGTCTTAGAATTTTTGTTGTGCATGGGAGAGGGCGCTAATATATATTGCCTCTATATAAAATAAAAAACTGAAAACAATTCATAAAAATATTATTTATTACCGTTAATGCTCATGTTACACAGGAATAATATTAAAAATATATAAAAACCAAGTATGGATGTATATAATGAATCGCATTGAGCAAATGGAAATGGTCCAACGCGCCGGACTTGAGCTATTTAAGAAGAAAAACGCTGATTATGGAGACGCTTTTGCCAAATATGGTGTTATTGGGGTTCTTATGCGGATCGGAGATAAAATCCAGCGATCTATGTCTATTACAAATAATGGAATTGCACTGGTTGATGATGAGGGTATCCGTGACACACTTGTTGATTTACATAATTATGCGGCAATGGGAATTATGCTTCTTGACGAAGGTCGAGACATAGAAAAACCCAACAACCATTAGTAAGAGCTGTTCTTATCACAAATTCTCAACGCAACGAGCTCTTAAAATGTTATATCCTAACCTATTATAATTAGAAATATATTTTTATTAGCATTTTTGCTGTTAAAACAATTACAATTAATCAATATATGCTAACAAATATTCATTTATGAAAAAACATAAAATCTACACCCTCTTTATTGTAATTTAGGAATGACGGATTCCACGACGACCGAACCCTTGCTTACTCCTGACGATAGCCGCTATGTAATGTTTCCAATCAAGGATAATGACATCTGGAAGATGTATAAAAAATCGGTGGATAGCTTTTGGGTTCCACAGGAATGTGATTTGTCTCGTGATTTGGGTGACTGGGAAAAGCTGAGTAAGGACGAAAAACATTTTATCAGTATGGTGTTGGCGTTTTTTGCTTCATCCGATGGAATTGTATTGGAAAATCTGGCCATTCGCTTTATGGGTGACGTGCAGCTGGCCGAGGCCAGAGCTTTTTACGGCTTCCAAATTGCTATTGAAAACATCCATAGTGAAATGTACAGCCTATTGATCGATACGTACATCAAAGACAAGCAGGAACGCGACAAGCTATTTAATGCACTTGATCATTTCCCCTGCATTCAGAAAAAGGCCGACTGGGCTCGAAAATGGATTGGCGACCACCGCAGCTCCTTTGCGGCCCGGTTGGTGGCCTTTGCAGTGGTCGAGGGAATATTTTTCTCTTCAAGTTTTGCTTCCATCTATTGGATCAAGAAACGAGGCCTTATGCCAGGACTCACATTTTCAAATGAGCTGATCTCTCGCGACGAAGCTCTCCATACGGAGTTCGCTATTCTGTTGTATACCAAGCTTCAAAAGAAGCTATCGAAGAAACGCATTCACGAGATTGTATCCGAGGCTGTAGAAATTGAAAAGGAGTTCATTTTGGAGGCTATCCCCTGTCGTATGATTGGTATGAACTCCAAGCTCATGAGTCAATATATCGAGTTTGTTGCTGACCGTCTGTGTGTGCAACTTGGATACGATAAAATTTACAACAGCGCTAACCCATTTGATTTCATGGAGTTGATCAGTGTAGAAACCAAGGTGAATTTTTTCGAGCGCACCAACTCTGAATACTCGCTTGCCAATAAGAAGGTAGATGCGAATGTATTCGATTTCAATGCCGCATTCTAAGTATATGGAATGTATGTTGTTGAAACATACATTCTACTGCAAGAAAACTACAAAGGTAAACGTAAGATAGAAAACTGCAATTACAGAAACAAATGCGTAGTGTAAGTAAGGTATGCGTTGCCACGTGCCTTCTGGTACATATTCTGGAATAAGATCACCATGATGGTTCATGAAACTTGCAAATTCCTGTGCAGCAGACATACCAATAATGATGGAGATGATGAGAATTGCACTCCCCAATGCGGTCATCAATAACCGTAAATTACGATCGGAAAAGGTGTTACTAAAACCGATAAGTGCAATTGCAACTGTGGTACTTACAAACATATTTCTTTGTGATGAAATAAGTGCTCTATATACGGCATTAGGATCAATTGCGGTATCTTCTTTCATATACCATACATTGCGAAAGTATTTGGATAATAAAGCTTTATGTATAATATAATGTTTGTATCTTCTCATTTGAACATTCTGTGTCTTATAGCTTATTTTGGTGCAGTTATGTGCAGCAATAAGGATATTATTCTAACGCCAAACGATGCGAGTAGGGGCAGTGATATAGCCATGATTCTCGCCCCTGGTTGTGGAATAGGACCCGATGCTTACATCCCCCTAATGGAGTCCCTTCAAAAGCTGATTCCTGGTTTATGGGTGGGCATTCCGTCTCTACCCGCGAACGTGTCCACACTCGGAATGAAGAAGGCGGTAAATCGTGTAGCAGGGTCGCTTCTGGAGGCGGGACTACCCGCCGATCACGAAACTTTCTACAGTGGTCACTCTCTTGGGGGCGTTGTAATTTCTTCCCTGGTTTCTAAGCCAGAGAAGCTCCCCGATGGTTTCAATAACCCGAAGGGGATGGTTCTTATGGGATCATTCTTGACACGATCATTTAAGTCTGATGCGGTGGCGGAAGAAGGACCTGGTCAATATGCATATCCTACTTGTCCTGTACTTACAATCGGGGGCGAGCTTGACGGACTCTGTCGCATTTCTCGCATTGCCGAGTCTTCGTTCACGATGATTAACATGGCAGAGGATCCTGTGAAGAATGCACATTACTTCCCAGTAACGGCCATCAAGGGAATGTCTCACATGCAGTTCGCCTCCGGGGAAATCCCTTTGCTCGTTAAGGAACGAGACTTTGTTCCGGAGATCACTTACGACGAAGCGCACGCACTGGTAGCCGCTGATATGTCTTATTTCATGCAGGCCATTCTTGGGGATGCTTCGTTTAGCCAACTGGATGCACGTATGCTTGCATCGCAAGAGCTCTTTGCGCCCCTGATTGAGGCTCTGCAGATGGAGGGGTTCCATCAGTTCAAGCCTCCATGCTACTGCGAGGCAGTCGATGAGTACGGAGGTCTTGAGTACGGAACTTGTCCCGAGCAACCGGGTTGTACTGCGGGCACCCCATGGACAGCGCGGGCAACAACCATTATGGGTGGCGATGTGAAGGGTCTTGAGTTTACCACGATGGATTCGCAGCATATCGTCACAGAGGAAGACCCGTCCTGTCACTTACCCAAGGTGCATGCGGGCACCGACCACGCCACGGGTGTGAAGACAGCGAACACCCCCTCGGGGAACCCTGGTAACGGCAAGGAATCGGCACTGTGCGATGATGCGTCGCGCTGCACGCTTGAAATGACCTCCGTCACCCAAGTGTGGTACGAGACGGGATCGGAGTTGGATATTTGGCGGTTTTCTATCGGATCCGATACCGTTGATTCAGGCTTTCTTCCCGTCTCTGCAAAAGAACTGAAGTCCAAGATGAAATCGCGGCAAGCGATTTGGCAGGCAGCCAATGTCACGGGAGCCATGGATTTGGATCTCGACGTATCAGACGGTTTGGAAGCAGCCCGCTGCGCAGAAATCAACCAGGCTGCAATTGATTATGCACTAAACCTCATTCCCGACGCCACCCGCAAACGCTATGAGAGCGTGGGACAGCAGTTAGTGGTGTCTCAGGCGGACAAGAAAGTCTGTGCGGCGGGTCCGTGTTGGATCTGGTCTGGGCTCGATTACAACGATCGCGGTGATCAGGGGGTGGAACTTTTTTCAGCTTCGTTTCCCTACAAAAATTCAAACCCTTTTCCCTGTGGGGAAAAAGGAGTAGAGGGAAAGCATCTGCCTTGCCCTGCAGGAATGCACTACTGCAAGCTACTCAGTCCAGCCCGGGCAGTGGAGTGGATGTACGTTGACTCGCTTCGCTTGCATGCTTCTCTTAAAAAGCAGATGTCTAATGTTGGAGCAACTTGGAACCCTTTTAAACCCGACACTGATCCATGCTGTGAGGAGTGTGACTCCTCTGTTGGTCTCGCGAAATTCTGGTCTATTGATGACATATTTAATCAGTGCGGCGAGGCTTGTATGTCGCCCGATGATTACGACCTGTACCATAAATTTGAAAAGAACTTGTTACCAGCGGAAGGTACCAATACGCCATGTGCCGACCACGGTTACCCGAACTATAAGAAGACATTGACTCATGGAGCAGGGCCTATTAAAATGACCTTTGATATGTACACAAGTTGATATTAAATGCTGTATGTATAATATAATGTTTGTGAATTACTTTAAACAAGACATAACGAAAGTTCCGGCGTGCGTGAATAAACATAATTATAAACAACCGTCGACGCGACCGATAAGTTCTGATCCAGTGAATGACTATATTGAGCAATGTGGTTCCCTTGATGAAAACCAAATACCGTTTATCACATTTTTACCCGAAGATGATGATGGTACGGATTACCGTATTATTGACGCAATTAAGAATAACGTATTAAATAACGTATTAAATAACGTATTAAATAACGTATTAAATAACGTATTAAATACCGTCTCGATCCATGCATATGTTGGAGCAGTTACACTGGTTGGAACATATATTGTATATAAATTCATGAAAAGAGCAAAATAAACATTTTTCTCAGTATTTGAGAAAAATGTTGCTGGTTTACAATGCACTGTCATTGTAGTTTTTTGCAGTCGCGCGTTCACGACGATAACGGGTATAATCGCCCGATGATGCGGTAGTGGCCTTCTGATATTTTACGTCATTGTAATTAGTTCCTGAAGGTTTCCACGATAAACGCACAACACGACGCGTGGCCGATTCTTGACCAAGTCTATACCCGAGTCTATTTTGTTTTCCTGAGAATCCTTGTGCGCTTCCTCCTAAATTGGACATTATACATTACCGCGACATTTTTTGATGATTTGCGGTTACTTTAACAACTCAAAACATACTGATTGTATATATGGATTATATGGAACAGGAGGATGATTGCGATGATGTTAGTTTATTAGAAGAAGAGGGAGATAAAGTGAGTGATGATGAAGGCACCAACGGAATGAATGATATAACCCTTCAATGTTTGTTGAACGCAAAGAATTACAGAAAGGTTATGGAGGTAAAGGAGCCTGAAAATTACGGCGATACGTTTCTTAAAGATATGCAGAAGGAAAAAGGTAAGATAATGTCCCAAGTAGAGGACATTATTGACGGGAAAATGGTGAATAGCGATATGTATGTTTTGTTTCGGTCATTTGTTAAATGCTTGCATAGAACATGGGAACTTGAAAAAATACAGCAAGAGACTGATGACGAACGAGAACGTTATGAAGAAGAACAGGTACAAAAATATGCGGGTGCTTCTGGTTGGTCATTCTGGAGTTCTGACCGTGTGGTTAAACGAGGATAAATTCTACGGGTATATCAGATGCCAACTGCAAATACCAAATCAACGCGTCCGCAAAAACGAACGCCTAAAAATAAAACCCGCTGTGCTCCCAGATATAGAGGAGGACCAACATGCTTTACGGAATCCGCACTTCGAGAATTAGTGACCCAGTTTAACCGGCACAATAGCTCTCCCATTAAGGCGGATACCAAAAAGGGAATGTTGAGCGCATTAAAGAGGCGTATGCCAAAATGCTCGGAAAATGAAATGTGCTGGCTAAATACGCTTCCTATTGATGTTGCCGTGCGGCTGCGGTTTCTCCACTTTGCACCATCTGCGCCAAAGAAGTGGCGGACAAACATGGACACATGGCTCACGAATGTTGATATAGACTCGGTAATGTATCAATACATGGAGGCTTACCCTGATTTCATCTATTTTTCCCCTGCGCCCATTGATTTTGCGCAACGTACATGGTCAGGCGCATGCATAACTCCTGAAATATGCAATTTTAGTCCCAAGGGCATGGGCGATTATAAGCGAGCGGGATGGGTATTTAACCTGGACACGCATGATGGCCCGGGAACACACTGGGTGTCATTGTTTGCCGACTTTAAGAAGAAATATATTATGTATTTTGACAGCGTGGGTAGCCCTTGTCCCGGGGAAATTCGGGACTTTATGGATCGTATCAAGCGCGAAGGTGGAGGAATGACTGAATACGAGACGATACGTGAGCATCAATTGGAAGATGGTCAATGCGGTATGTATGCATTACACTTCCTTGATACTCATGTAACACAAAAGATTAATGGACGTAAATCAACACCAGAAGAGATTTCAAATTATTTTAATGATATACAAATTAGTGATAAGACAATGTCTCAATTGCGTACCAAACTATTTAACATGTAATTCATGAAAATATGTATAGGTAGTGTATACTTATACATACCATGGCTGATTTGTCTCAATGTAAAGCTCATAATTATGACGTGGACCAAGCATGTACAGAAATGGAAGACATTGGTGATGAGAAAATATTAAAAAAAAATAGTCAGCGCGCATTCTTAAAACTCCATCCTGATAAAAATGATAAGTCTGAAGAGTGTCAGCAGATAGCAAACGAGAAATTTATCAAATACGGCAATTGTTATGATGCGCAAGTGGAAGCTCTAAAAAATACTCCTTTACAAGGTACGTCGACTGAAACTTCTCCCGAAACACCTATGGAATTGGGTGCTCCGGTTAAACCCAGTGAAGGAGAATCCAGCGAGGAACCGCCTGCGCAATCCAGCTTCGACAGTTCCAGTAAGCCTTTCGACGGTTCGACTGACAATGCGATGCCCAGCGACAGTGACGATCCCAAGCAAGATGCGGCGTCTGAGCCTATTGATAATAGCGCTCTCGTTATTCAAACAACTTCCGACGATGCGGTAGAGGGGACGTCTAATGAATCTGAGGAGGTGTCTTCCGAAGAAGCAAGTGGCGATGCCAATCCCGAAACTGCGGACCAAGAGTTTAATATTATTGACATAATGCCAGAAAAGATAGCCGAATTTAAAAACGCAATTGAAGAGACCGAAGGTGTCGAAGAATCGGAGGAACTGCTTAATCATAAGGAAAGGTTGGATGTGATGAAGACTGATTTTGATGCGTCGGTATTGGTATACGAGGAATCTATCTATAAACTCGAGGACGTAGATGAAGCAATGGAAGAAAAAATACGTAAGATCGAAACCGGTATTACCGATATTTATAATGCACTTACCGAGTTCAATAACCGGTATAAGCGGATTTTGCAGAAAGAAGCGTTTGAGAAAGAAGCATTTGTTATATACACCCGCGTATTCCCGGCACCTTTTGTCAACTCCAAGGGAAACAAGGTGGGACGCATCGAACATAGTTACGAAGGTCAGGTGCCATACGGACCGACTGATTACGTGGACCACTTTCTTGTGAATCTATACCGCAATATCGAAAATGAGACTGGGGCACAAAATGGGACGGATGCATTTGAATATACCGAGGCAGATCCTCTAACAATATATCCTGTCAAGGGAGCGGGAAAATCAAAGACCCTCAAAAAACGACACAAAAAGAAGTCAAAGAATCACCGAAAGTCCAAAACTGAGCGAAAGAAAAAGTAATATTATTAGGCTTTCATAATAATATGTACCCACTCAAATAAATTAAATACAATGAGGTATAAAACTCAATGGCAGCATTTGTAAATGAAGCAAATCAAAAACGATTGTGGGATGTCATATCCAGTCATCCGGATGTGTCTCGTGCGTTCTCCGACATTGAAGAACAGTCCAGATGGTTTAGAGAATTTATTCGAAAAATGCACTCCGAAGTAGGGCCCGTAGATGATAAAAAGCTGAGAAGAGTCAACAGGAGAACCTTGCAAAAAATGGCAGAAGACATAAAAGGACGTCTTGATCCAAAGCCAACGCAACAACCCCAGAATGTAAACACGATATATGAAACGCGACAACAAGAATATGCTACAATGTTTGACCGACCCGTGCCACCTGCGCCAAATTTTTCGGAACCTACCAATGATGAACGGCCGTTAACGCAGAATGAAATGAATGCATTAATGGAGAGTAGGAACGAAATCACTATAAGTAATCCATTTGCAAGCGAGTTACAATCGTTTCGTAATGATACAACAACCACGCTATCTGATATTGTGAAAATGATTTCCGATTTAAAGATTCAAGTAAATGGCGTGAAAACGCATCTCGAAGCAATCAGTGGAGAATTGGAATCAATGAAAAAGAATAGTGACAACGGGTCGGCAACGCCATTTATGTTTAATCAACTTAGCGATGATAGTGGTGTTGACAGTGACGTAAGTGTCCAAGAAAATATCAATACGGATCACGAGAACAACCATCATACCACAGATGTTCAAACGACCAATGAAACAAAGGAGGATAGTTCAGTGGAAGAGGTGGTTAATATTTCAGGCTGATTTTATAAGTACAATATATATGCTATTTAAATATCTATTTGGCGACTTCGCGTCGGAACACATACTCATTTTTCTTAGTTATTTTGCCATTATCATATTTATATTCCCTCTTGAAGGCATATTGTTTCCAAAGGTAACTGCTCGGTTGTATAAAGCAATACAAGACACGAAAAAGTTTGCTGATCCGTATGATATTTTGAACAATCTTAAAAAACTTAATGCGGCCGGTCTCATTATAGCGACAATACTCATTATGGTACTTGGAAAGCTGGCGGACATTGCAAAATTTGCGATCGAGTCATATTTGAATCCTTTGTACTTTAAGTACTTGCGAACTGCCATGTTTGCGGGTACTGTAAATAGAAGTGCATCTGATTACAAGGATATTAAAAGTGCGGAGTATTTGGCGCGAGGGATGGAACTCACACGAAATGTGCGAGACTTGTTTCATTACTTACTTGGTCATTATGTTCCATATGTTGTCATGACTATAGTGTATGGCGCGTATCTGTCGTACACTGTCCCGGGAATATGGAAAATCATGGCAGGTGGTAGCTTATTATTGCTGGTTTACAGTATTCATGCTGCATTTGAAGCAATGCATCTTGCAAAAGATCGGGAAGATTTTTTCACGAACACGGTTGCCGAAGAACTGCAAAGTAAGCTCAGTAATATGATGAACATAGTGGTAAACAACCAAGGAGATGAAGCAATTGCAAGCAATGATGCAATGGAGGATACCAACTGTAAAAAACTCAAAAAAATCATGGATCACGAAACGATTGCCATGGGCATTATAGACACGATCATGACGGTCATGTATGGTGCAGGCGCATTTACCCTTTATGGACATGTAGCCAATGGTACAATTAATGTTGAGACAACAATTGCATCGCTTCTTGTGTTAGGAAATTTCACGTCTTCATTGAACACAGTTGGTTATGGTCTTATGTACAATGTAGCTTACCGCGCCGGCATTATTAACTCCGGGAAGGACTTTATCAATGATGCATTCAAATATAGCAAACTGAAAACGAAGACAACCAATATTCCTCCCGGTGACATATATTTCAATAACGTTACTTTCTCATACGGAAAGGACGATGATGCTGTTCTTAACAATTATTCCCTTCAAATTTCGGAAAATGAAAAGATTGCGATCATGGGAAAATCTGGATCGGGGAAAACAACCCTTATGAAGCTGTTGGTTGGTCTTCACGCTCCGAAATCGGGAAGCATTAAAATTGGCAATACCGATGTATCAAGCATAGACAAGAATTCGCTGCGCGAACACGTTAACTACAATAATCAGCGTACGGCCATGTTCAATGGTTCAGTAATTGACAACATGAAATATGGCAATTCCCGCTCTGAGAAGGAAATTCGCGGTATACTTAAAAAGTATGATCTTGAAGGGGTCTTCGTGAACGGTGTGGATGCGGATGTCGGTGTATCTGGCGGAGAGTTATCACTGGGAATGCAAAAGGTTACTATGATAATACGTGGTATCTGCAGAAAATCCAAAGTGCTCGTATTAGACGAACCGTTGGCTGGTCTTGATCGCAACACACGTAAGAAGATAATGAAATTAATTGTGGATGAAACGGGAGACAGGACATTAATTGTTATTACACATGATCAGGACATTCTCCCTTACATGGATCGTATTATTAACTTGGACGATCGATAAGTAAAATAACATAAACATAGAAAATATATATTTGTAACTACATGGAGTACTTACAAAAATGCCTTTACATAAATCTTAATCATCGCACGGACCGCTGTGAGCACGTGGAAGAGCAACTCTCCAATATGGGCATTCCAGGCACACGTTTCAGTGCGATTAAGATGGACGATGGTGCAGTCGGTTGTACATTTAGTCATATTAAATGCCTTGAGATTGCCAAGGAAAAGGGATGGGAGCACGTGTTTATTTGTGAGGATGACATCCATTTTCTCGACCCCGAGACATTCAAAACATCGTTTCGGCAGTTCATTAATTCGGGTATAGAATGGGACGTCATTCTCGTTGCTGGCAACAATTCCATTCCGTACCAAGTAGTTTCGCCATTTTGCATAAAAGTCTATAATTGCCAGACTACAACTGGGTACGTGGTAAAACGAGAATATTATGACACTCTTATTTCAAACTACAGGGAAGGTGTAACAAACTTGTTACGAAATCCTCAAAACAGGAGAGAATTTGCTCTTGATATTTACTGGAAACATCTACAGAAGACGGGGAAATGGTTTTTAATCACACCAATAACAGTGTCGCAGCTTGCTGGTTATAGTGACATAGAATGTCAACATACTGATTACGGAGCCCTGATGACATCAGTCAGCAAAGAGTGGTTATTTCAACCACGAAGGCAACCATATGATACTAATTCGTTAAGCGATAAAACAGCGTAGCCATGACCTGACCGCTATTTTTTTCATGCTCGATGGTTTTTAAAGTCGCGGCATGGCGTTTCTGTGCCATTCGCTCTTCATATGCTTTCTTATGTGCAGCCTCCCTTGCAATAGCAGATGCTTGGTCAAGAGGTTCTGATTCCTGTTGTTTGCGCGACCTTGCAAGATGTTCCGCATTTTTATATTGTGTAACATGATTAATATCCGTCTCGCGCACATTGAAAACAGTTTCGTCTTTATGGACCCTTCGGAGATCATCAAACCGGAGTTTTCCGAATGGGTCTGAACCGATGTATGAACCGTCTTCATCGTCATCATATAGTCCGGACCCTCCACCACGATTAATCTCTTGTACATCTCTCCGAACAACTACTTGCTGTGATCTCATAGTATCAAGTGCCTTACCCATTGTAGCAACCGTAATATTTTCCGGGATGTCCATTGCAGGCTCGTCTTTTTGAAACCATTCATTCTTGCTCTTATCAATATTGCTGGGCGCAACCTTTTCATAAACTTCATTGAATGCTTTTGAGAACTTTTTCGTATCTATCTTTTCAAGTCGCGTTTTGATCTTGATGGTTTCTTCATCATCTTCATTCATTGGAACATATGGTTTATCTTCAACAATTGCCGACTGTTTGGTTTGTTCTTTGTAATAACTTAGGACCATATCATATGCCTTTTTATAAAACAAAAAATATTCGCTCGGCAGTTTCGATTTATCCGGATGTGTCATAAGTACCTGCTTTTTCGCAGCAATCATTTCATCATGTGTTGGATTATATGTTTTAATTTTAAACAGTTGTAAGAGGTCTTTGAGGGAGTACATTGATAATTCCAAATTATGTTCCATTTATCATACAAAGTATTTTCTTTTAATATTTTTGTGTCAAAAATAATAAATATAAACATTCTTTATGGTAATTATAAAGAATGTTTGGAACTTGTTGTGTATGTCTATGTGTACTCAATAATGAGCAGGGATTGCCGAGTGTACTCAATAATATACAAAAAATGCAACGACTATTTACAATCGAAATTATTGTATACTATGACAAATCTCATGATAAGTCACTTGAAATACTTGAAAACTATCATAGAACACATACCAATATTACTATCATTAAAGGGGGTTCAAAATTATACACGGGCGCAAATGAAAGGACAAAAAATATATCGACTGCACGCAATTTCTTACTTCAAGAGATAAGAAAATGGGTTATGCGTCCAGACTATTTTATTATGATGGATTCAAATGAATATGCATGCGTTGGTGATATAAATATAGACATACTGGAAACCGTCTTAAAATATAGAGAAGGTTGGGACTCTGTATCATTTGATAGAGAGGCCGGTTATTATGACTATTGGGCACTATCTATACAGCCCTTTATCTATAGTTTTTTTCATATGTGTCCAAAATCACGTGATATTGATCTATGTAAAAAATATCTTCATAATATTTTACAAATTTATAAACGCATGGGCGAGAATGCATTTATTCCTGTACATTCCGCATTTAATGGATTTGCAATATATAAAACCAGTAAGTTTATCAACTGTTATTATTCGGACATAATTGACTGGACCTTGTTTCCAGAGGGTTCTGTACAGACACATATGGCATGTGTGTCAAAAAGTCTCATTAATGTTTTTGATATGGATTGTGAGCACCGGCATTTCCATTTACAGGCAATTAAACAAAATGGTGCCAAAATATACATATATCCATATTCGCTGTTTAAAAAAGTAGAGAATCCACCACCAAACGCACGCGGGCCGTGCTGATTATTTCAACCATTTATACTTGACAATTAGTCTGGTTCATCGTGATTGGCGTATTATACTTTTTATTAAATCCAAAGTTAACTAACGATTTCAGTACATTGTAGTCGTATAACTGATAGTACCGTTTTACATCTCTTGTCAATACAAATAATGATAACGCCTTGTTATCCGAAATAATTGAATAATCATAATAACCATCAAATACTGGTCCTAATTCCAATACCCAGTAAGGTGCGTCAGTTGCGCCGTCCAAGTGCACCGTTAAGTAGCCGCAACAATCCCCATCTTTATAATACGCATACCCGCGAATATTATCATACGCTCCAGCTGGATCTATCTGTTGGTTAAATACTGATACAGTACCATTATCATTTATTCCATATTCTGCAGTTGCACATTTTCCGTCTTTTTGAAATAATTTATCGAATTTGTCTTCATACACTTGATACCATTTACCAGTATACTTGGTAAGATCCAACACATCGACCGCTTTGTAATCGCTGCATAAACTAACTCCTAATATTGATGCCAATAATAGGAGCTGACAATACATAATATGGTGTATACATAGATGTTTATTTGTAAAACACATAAACAATATATCACTGTTTATGTATACTTATGCTAATTGAAGAAATATCCGACAAAACTGCATTGCAATCTATAATCAGAGGATCTCCTGGACCAGTTGTACTGAAATTTGGAGCAGAGTGGTGCGGTCCTTGCAAACAAATTGAACCACTTGTCAAAGATTGGTTCAATCGGATGCCCGATAACGTAACAAGAGGAGTTCTTGACGTTGATGACAATTTTGAACTATATGCTCATCTTAAAAGTAAACGGGTGATTCCATCTATTCCGGCAATGTTGATGTATGAACCAGGAAATGACACCGTTCATGCCCCGGATATTATTAACCTTGGTTCAAACAAAGAAAGCATTGATGGGTTCTTCACTCAAGTTATTGCACGATCGTCCCTTCAATCTTAACAATCGGTTGTTCGTTGTTGAGTTCGACAGGGTTGGACCAACGATGTCTATCAATAAATGTAAGAAACGCCATCACCATTGTAGTGATTGTCATTATACCATACGCTAAAAAAGGCATATTATTCTCCATCGTGATTGTTTGAACTATACATAGATTTTTACACCATTGAATGGTTAAAATGCCGAGAAAAATATACAATATACAATATATTATATGGTTGAATATATTTTCACAATTGGTTGTTTTGATAAATTACATAAAGGTCATATAAAATTATTAGAAAGCATGCAACAACATACTGAAAAAATTATTGTAGGGTTACATGATAATAATAGTATTGAAAAAATAAAAAATGTTTCTGATGTTGATTCTTATGATAATCGTAAAAAGAATTTAGAAAAATATGTATATGATATTTTTATTATTAATGATATAGATCCAACAAACGCTATAAAAGAATATATAACAAATAATTTTACTGAAAATTACGAAATTAAAAATACAAATATATTAAAAAATACCGATATAGGTATTTTTGATTATGATAATTTTGAAATATTTGCTACTAATTTTAATAATTTAATCCCACATAGTGATAAAAATAGAAATAATTCATTTTGGGTATATAAAGGACAAAAATCTAATATATGGGATAAAGGACAAAAATCTAATGTATGGGATACATTAGATGTAAATATGTGCAAAAACCATGAATTAATTGATGATTCTAATAAAAAAATATTAAAATATAGATGCCTTTGTAATAGTAAATTTACAACATTACCTATTGGTAATAGATCAAATCACTTGTATAAGGATGACAATTATATTATATATAATGAAAGAGACTATAAAGGTCGTTTATTTGATGGAATTGGACGTATGGTAATGAAAGAAACCAAAACTGATTATAAGTCAACTACTTTTGATATACATAATAATAGCACTATACACGGTGGATCAGAAGATTATAGATATATAATATTTAATGAAGAATTATACGTAATAATGAATGGTTTACCAAAAAATAGTAAACAAAGACAAATGTATTTGTATAATGTTAAAAAAAATAAAATTTGTCAATTAAATATAAAAAATTATGATGTGAGTAATATTTATCAAAAAAACTGGATTCCTTACGTTTATAAAAACGAATTATATTTTATATATTCTTTCCTTGAATTATGTGTTGTTAAACTGATAAATGAAACATCAGGTGAATGTGAGTTAGTATATGGAAATCCGTCATTGTTTACAAACAAAACGTTATTTGGCGGAACCAACTTGTGTCATTGGAAAAATGATTTATTTATTGGTTTTTCTCATATTAGAAAACCATGGTATGCTATTCCTATCATATTTGATGCTAAAAACTATAAATATATTACGACAACAACTCCTATAAAAATTAAAACCCCATTTGAATTAAACTTATTAAAAGATAAAATCGTTCAGTATCCATACTATTTTACAAAGTGTCAGGATAAATATGAATTATCTGTATGCCATCAAGATTTTTTTTCTATTAAATATGAAATTAGCACAGATAAAGTACATAGTTTATTTACTAATTTATTAAAATATGAAAATATGTGCTTTATGAGAGCAGATGATAACAAAAAATTTCCTGGTATTGATTATGTTAAAAGCATTATGCCTATTCAATATTTACCATATTCAAACGAAATATCGGCGACTAAAATACGAGATTTTACAAAGAGCAGATTAGGTTTAATGAACTATCTTTTACGTAATGTAGTTGATATTTTGGATGAAAATAATATACCTTATTATTTAGATTGTGGAACATTATTAGGTTGTATAAGAGAAAATGGATTAATGGAGAAGGATACAGATATTGATGTAACAACACACTTATCAAATTGGGATAAATTAAACTCAATAGATTTTAATAAATATGGATTAGAACGAATAAGAACATATAATGATTTTCCCCAAAAAGAATCTGGTAATATGATTAGTGTTAAAACTAAATATAGTAATTTGTATTGTGATATATATACAAATCCAGCATTTCCACAATTAGACAAAAAAATTTTAAATGGAAAAAGTTACAACATACCACTAAACAGCGATTTATATTTATCGCAATTATATGGTAACTGGAAAATTCCATCACAGAAACATGCAACAACGAAATACCATAGAGGAAATGGATTAGTTAATTCGGAATATTTTGAATTTTGGGATAAAGATTTTGAAATTTTCAAATGTAATATGTAATTATATGGCTATACATAGATTTTTAAAACACATTATTCCATTCATGCATTAGGTCTTGAAAGTGCATGCTATACATGTCTGTATCAAACAGATGCTTGTTCTGTTTGGCAAGACGCAATTTTAATTCGTAGTCCAAGTTTTCATTTAATAGTGTGTTCAATAATTTTTTCTGTTCGTACTGTCGTGCAATATTAAGTTTACATGCGCGTTTATCATAGTGGTATTCATCATCACGCATATCAACACCCTCATATGGGTTATTATTGTCACGGAAAAGGGCAAGCACGAATGTAAATAGGTGAATAAGACCGAGCATAGTTAGTTGTTATTGGTTATTGTAGTCATTAACAAACAATTTTATATGATTAGTATTGTTTAAGAATGTGATCAATATATGAAAAAACTTAAAATAAATCTATGGTTTATATGTATATGAAAGTTTATGATAGAGAAAACAAACAATACTTTATACAAAAATTTTTACAGAGGGCAGTATACAATGATGAAAGTGATGAAGATGACTATCAAGAAGAACCGCTTGGTATAGAGCCACGGATGGTTATTGATGATAGTATCAGAAAGGATTTTTCATTTGTTCTAAAAGAATTATCTGTGCAGGAAATTCCTGTAAGGATTGTTCCTTTTCGCATTCGGTCTTTAAAAAATGATGTCCCGTTTGTGCAATTTTTTATCGATGGCAATGACATGTCGTTATACAAATATTCTGTAACCGCGCAGGATTTTGATGACATTGAACAGATTGTTGAAGATGAACATCCGGTTACTACAAGGTTTCGGTTAATGTTGGAGGACGAGTCTATTAAGATGGGCATAGTGACCCCGAAATATCACGGGTTTATTGTAGTTGATGGTACGGTGATTGCCTTTATTGATTCCCCTCAGGCATCGAATGAAAATGGTATATGGATTGTTCCGACCCCATATGATAATTATGCAGAGGATGCCACAAAATTATTTGCCGATACGCGTATTACAACTGTTACGATAGACGGTGATATTGCCCCAATTCCGTCCGTCGGATACATTTGTACCATTGAAAACAATGTATTAGTAAATGCACGGGACGAAATCTACTTGGAAAAACCTATCGATTTTCAGGGAGATTATCAATATGTGTTTTCTCAACTCCCTATTGGCAATGGTGGTATACGTTACGTCTTATTAGGAACAGAAGTGGAAAAGGATGGTGCTAAATACTATGTAACCCGTAATTACGATAATTTTATAAAAATGGTCGCCTGAATGTAATATGAAAATTGTCATATTACATACGCTTACACTTCGCCTGCTACGTAGTCACGAATATAGTTTTCAAGCGCGTCTTCATTTATTTCGTCGGCCATATACGTTCTTGCGTAGGTTCGTATCTCTTCTGGTATGGGGTTGCGTGTATAGATATTTCTGAAATTGGTAACATACTCATCAATTTTTTCTGCATCTTCTTTGTATTTATTTTGAGCTTCTTCTACGCTGCGCTTAAAGCTCTTGCGCGCATGCTGTTTGCGGATTTCGGTTTCAATGAGACCGTGCTCTTTTTCCTTTATTGCTCGCTCCTGCTCTTCAATCTCTCTTTGTCTCCGCATGATCTCTTCGCTTGGATCATCGGGTATTTCTAAATACCATTTGTGACGGGCTTCGTGCGCTGATACAATGATATTACATATGTCGGGTTTTTTCAGCTGTTCATAACGGTCCCTCTGTTCTGTTCCTTCAGCACCCTTAAACGTTGCCATAAATTCATCAATAACCTTTTGGTCAATGGGTGGACTGGTTTCCACTAACCGATCAAACTCCTGTCGGGTAAGTTTAAGAAAGCTCCCTGCATCAGATCGCTCAGGTGGAGGCTTGGCCAATTCAATCCGGATATTTCGGGCATACTTGTCCCATGCAATCGACATCACTCGATGGGATTCATTAAGCTCGGAAATTTTCAGGTACTGCTGAATAGTTGTTAGAATACCAATGAAGATATTCAGTGATCCAATCGCGAGCGGCGCAAGGGCCTGGAAATTGGTTGGCATACTCTCCTGTGCAAACGATGCGGTACCGCTAATCGTTGAGAGAATAATCGCGGGGATTGTGAACCATGCATGCGAACGAGAATATTTGACATGCGAACGGGCATGCAACCACTTATAACATTGTGCGGCATCGCACCACTCAACCAGGATTTCCTCGTTCTCAGGGGACCATTCAACCTTTATCTTACTTTCTGTAGGCACACTTGAGTTTCCACCTACACTTTCTCCATCTACTTGTTTTGAACTCATTAAAATACAACTATAAAAATAAACCTATAATTGTACGAAATTACGCGTTTACTCTTTCATCATCACTGTCATGTGTCAGATCAGACACATTTGTGCGAGGCGAGGTCACGCCGGGGTTCTCTATTAGTTCGTTTGTGGCGTCATCAATAGATCCTACATCAATGGTTTCTTCTAATATGGCATTACTTACTTTTTCTGAAACGGGTGCAAGTATTGTTGGCTCCGTTGCATCATCATCGGCGTATTTTGTACGGATGTCTTCGGTAAGTTCATCGGGTCTTCCGTGTACGTCATTAATTGAAAATGTACAGTTATCATTTACAGTATCTTCTACCTCGTCACAAAATGCTTTTAATTTTTGCTTGCTACGCTCAAGATGTTTTTCATGAGAAATCTGGAAAAAGGCCATGTAGTTCATAAATAACCCAATCTTATTTTGAAGCAATTGGTTATCGAATTCAAGAGTATTGATCAAGTTGGATATACAATGTCCTACTTTATGATTTATGTAATAGTCTGCAATTTCCTGTCGCTTGGTTTGATAGTGATGAAAAAGATCTTCAATAATGGATAATACTGTATTATGTATGGATACTATATCATTCATTGGGTATTCTCGAAATGGCTCAAGATCTTTGTACAGTATGTACTCTCTAAATTTTCTTGATGTCGAATCAGGTAATTTTGCTTCACGGTAATATTTAATTACCATCATAAGCAGTTTGTAATAGTCACAATAAAGGCGGTTTTGTACAAAGGACACGCCTCGTTCGATGCTTTCCAACTCATATTGAAACGATTTAAACTGAAAATAGAACGAATCAACACAGAAAAGAAAGGTTGAATCTGCTGTATGCTGGACCATTTCTGCATAAGCTGATTTCAATGTACCAAGTGTACGTGTTGATTCTGTACGTAAATTACTGCACTCATCTACACTCTTACGTATATGAATAAAACTATTTTTTAGTTCTTCTCTATGATGTGCATGGGATTTGTCGAACTCCATTGTAATATATACGTATATATTCACCGTACATATGAAATGAAATAATTATTCTAAAAAAAGGTATGAAGTTTCTACGCGTGTACATTATACATGGAAACCGAGCCAATAGAAAACTTTTGCAAAATTGTTATTGACATGTTACAAGATGTCGAACCCGTATTTCCCGAGTTTAAAGACACAGTTCAAACACTCGTGGAAAGCTGCAAAGAAGACAAGAATACAGTTTATTCATACGCGATGGGCGTAATCCCGCCTCGGTTCTTCGATATTCTCTATCATAACGATGATATGTTTAGTGATGAAGATATTGATACGCAGTTTTTGCCTGGTCTTGATTTTTCGCATCTTTTCAATGCAGAAGGTGTATCTGATAATACAAAGGGTCAGCTATGGAAATATCTACAATTAATTCTTCTCTCTTTGGTAGAAGGTGTAAAGGATAAATCCGAATTCGGCGACTGCGCTGATCTATTTAGTGGCATTAATGAGGATGATTTACATGAAAAAATGAAGGAAGCATTTGAGGGGGTCGGCGAAATGTTTGATAATGAAGAAGAAGGTCAGCAGGAAGAGGGAGAAGAAGGAGAAGAGAAGGAAGGGGATGCATCTGGAAGAAGAATGCCGGGAGGTATTCCTAACATCGAAACACTACAGGAGCATTTGAAGTTTGTTTTCGAGGGCAAGATTGGTACACTCGCAAAAGAATTAACGCAGGAAATGAAGGAAGAACTATCTGATCTTATTGGGGATGATGGGGAAAATGCAAATCCGAAAGAGGCATTTAAACGCCTTGTGCGAAATCCCAAGCGCATTCAAGATCTCATTAAAAAGCTCACTGCACGCGTAGAAGAAAAGGTAAAGAGTGGAAATATCAGCAAAGAAGAGCTGATGTCCGAAGCCAAAGAAATCATGGGTAAAATGAATGAATTTGGCGGAAAGGGTAAGTTTATGAACATGATGAAAGGCATGGCCAAGTCGGTAGGCGGCAAGGGAGCCAAGTTCAATATGGGCGCGTTTGAGAAAATGGCGAAGCAGGGAGAAGAGCGTGAACGCCTACTGAAGAAGTTAGAGGAACGCAAAAAGGCTCGAATTGTCGAAGAAAATAATAAGAAAACATTTACTATTGCAGGGGAGGAACAAGAGAAAAGTCAACGTGAATATGCAGACAAGATTATTAATGAACTGATTGCCGATGATGAAATGTTACCTCCGCCGCCCAAGACAAAAAGTAAACCAAAGAGTAAAACAAAATCAAAGAAGAGTAAAAGTAAAAAATAAACGGATATAGTAAATGAATCTCCTTAACTTCATTAATCTGCGTGTTTTTATCATTACTTTTTTGACCGGTCTTCTTATTCTATACTACGTAATGCCTAATGAGGACATTGTTTACGTGTATCCTACTCCAGAAAATGTAGATTTGATTCAGTACAAAGATAAGGCCGATAATTGTTACTCGGTAAATAAGAAGGAAGTTGAATGCCCTGAAAAAAGTAGCTTTTTATCACATATCCCTATCCAGTAAAATGCACATCTATAATATATGCACTTTGCCAAACTAATTCATACTGACGCGGGTCGACTTATATTTTCTGCCATTTTAGGACTTGGTCTTGCTACCATGTTTAGAAAAACTTGTCGAGACAAAAACTGTATAAAATTTGCTGGACCCGTATTGCCGGATTTTGAAGACAAGATTTACAAATTTAATGGCAAATGTTATAAATATAATGCGGAACCTATGCCATGTGCGAGTCATAAGAGAACACTTGAAATGAAAAAACAATAACTTATTCGTTGCAATTGTAACAAATAAGTGTTCTATTGTTGTATACTATATGAACAACGTCACTCGTATAAGCGACTTACCTACGAATGATGCACAGCATCCGTCTAATTTAAGCAACACTCTTGTGAAGGAACAAAGTACTAATTATGTTCCCATTAATGTGCATCCCAATCCTTACGGTATATCAGAACAAAACCCTATTATGCCACAACAGGAACAAGACCGAGGAAATATATATCAAGCTCCTGAACAATACGGTCAACAACAATACGGTCAACAACAAATGGTCGCAGAACAAGCACTTCCGTCACGTGATATACCCATGGATACAACCAACGTTACGCAAGATGCTCAGACACAACCTAATTATATTCCGCCGCCGCCACCGGTTCATGATTACATTGCAGAATATGCAAAGGAGGATGAAAAAATGCGAACGGCGGAAGTAAATGATAAAGGCAAATTATTTGATGCGTTTGTATCGGAGATACAAATGGCTCTATTTGTTGCTGTATTATTTTTATTGTTCCAGACATCCATGGTAAGAAAACTGATGTGGAATCAATTTACATGGCTTCCGATATTGAACGCTGATGGAAACCTTAACATGTCAGGACTCATATTGAAAAGCTTCATGTTTGGTGTATTCTTTTACGGTAGTCAAAAAATGGTGGACTTCTTGACCAGCTTATAATTACTTTCTCGCCTTGCGAGTCTTACCACCCTTCTTCTTTTTATTAGACGGGTCGTATTTCAAAAACCAGGACTGATACTCTTTGGACGTCTTGTTCTTTATCGATTTCATTTTGTTCCCTCGCTGCACCATAATATCTCGCAAGGACATTTGCTTTCCTATGCAAGGAAGGGTATACCGACGCATTAGCGGTTTCCCCATAGACTCTCTGTCACGATGCATCTTAAATAATTGGTATGACATGCACATAAGTCGGTCTACGTTATACTCGGTTCCGGCGTATATGAATGCGAGATAAAATGATAAAATGGTATCAACTGTTGCAACACGAATCGAAATATCACCTTCATGAATAACGTTATAGTTATGGCAAGCAATTGGCTTGTATACATATATGCGCGCCTTATCGTTCACAATGAATGTGTAGTGTTCGGGTATAATCTCATTAATCTCTTCGTGTTTTTCAATCTCAATAGTTACATTTAATTTGCGAATGTTGTTTTTCAGCATATCAATCATGCGATTGGGGTTAGTGGCAAGTACATCAAAACTCGGCGTCATACCCATGCGTCCATTCTTCATAAACATTCCTGCGGCAAACGCGCCAAAGAATACGCCCCCTTGTTGCAACACGGTGTCAAATATGTTTTTCTGAATGGGATCATTGTTGACAATACCTTTTGAAATGTTAACGGGCGGACAATTCTCGCCCCGCATAGGGTAATAATGATCAAGAAGTTCCAGGCGTTTTACAATTTTCTCCCATCGTGAAACGTCTCCCATGGGACGCGATAACTCCAAATGCATGCTCATTCGGAGAAAATCCGGAGGGGCGTAATGAATATGGTCTATAATCATGGCCTCTTTTTGCAATTTCTTAAATAACGTGTAAGGAATCATTGTAATATCAGCAACTGGTACATAATCCGCAAACACCTTGTATGTCCCATGATGCACCCCGGCTTTTGCCTCTATATTCCCATAGCCAGCCCTGTGAAAGATATCAGCAAGTTCGATTGCATGCTCCATCGCTTTGGGAGAATAAAAATCATAATCAGGGACGTCCAATTTTGGATTGTAAAATCGGGCGTCCGGAGGAAGAATATCATTGATCGCGGACCCACCATAACAAACAAGTTTCTTATTGCGGATGAATTCACGCGTTATCTTCAACATGTTCACTACACTTACATCTTGCGCAACATTCTTTTTCTGTATATCCGAAATCGTATCGGATCGCTCGCGGACAATTGCCAATTGGCAATCGGCAAAGTCCATATCATCTTTGCAAGGTTTTGGCATTAGTTATATAGTCATTATATTTTTTCATGCATTATTTACAATGCATGAAATTATTCAGTTGCCCGTTTCGCATATGCGATCGCATTTTCTAATGGCACAAACGCACTCCCATGGTGATTAAAAAAATTATCATATTCAACTAATTTGGGAGATTTAAGGTGAATCCGATAGCACGGAATCTGAACCGCATGAGAACTAAGCAATTTATAGATCGACGGTGCGCCGCTATCATTATCGTTATAGAATTCGGGTACACCAATGACTAATCCGGTTCGGTTGGTCAATGCCCCGTTTTGATTAAATGCTCCATGGAACGCGGGCTCATCCATAATATCAACAAACCGCTTTTTTCGGCACAGTTCTTTGGTACCTGACTCGATGTTCATAATGTTTCCCAACTCAAAACATTTGTCAGTAGCATTACAATTTGATCGTGTTTTAAATGAGGGGTCGTATGTGTTGTCAACAACTAAAATGACCTTTCCTTGTAATGATAACAATGGCGTGGTTGACGGGTTGATGGTCCCTTTATATAATCGATCCCCGACAATTTGCGTAATACTCTTGGCAATGTCTGAATATGCATCATAATCATCCTCAATTACCTTTATACGAAGATGAATAAACATGGGATCTGATGGATTTGGCGCAGTTAGCACAAACCCATATCCCATCACTGCCTCTAATGCAGTTTCGAGGGGTATATGATTTCGTGTCTGTGTCGTTTCATAGTTTCGATCGGTTGTTTTACCAACGACAATCTGACCATCCCGCTTCATAATCTCAAAGTCAAGAAAACGGCATCCGCGATTGATTACATAACGGATTGCGTCCTTGCTTACAAAGTCACTTCCGTCAATTGCACTATTATAACTACTTTTAATTAAGTAATTCTGTATAGGAAGTTGTCGGTTACCAGTATAACTATTGATATTGACTGCATAATCAAAAACATGGTCCGGATTAAACCCTTCTTTCTTTGGAGAAAAGTACCATATGACAAAAATTATAACAATCGCCAGCATAAAAACAATTTTCATATTTATAGTTGCCATGATTATATAGAGTATAGTATATACGTATATAATAATGGCTGGTGGACTTTTGAACTTAAAAGCGACTGGTGCTAACAATGTCATTTTAAACGGCAATCCTACCAAAACATTTTTTAAAGTGACCTACGCTAAATATACGAATTTTGGGTTACAAAAATTTCGTATTGATTATGACGGACTACGTGATCTGCGTGTTACCGAGGAATCCACATTTAATTTCAAAGTGCCGCGATATGCCGAGTTATTGATGGATACCTATGTATCCGTCACTCTCCCCGATATATGGAGCCCCCTCTACAACCCATGTACCGAGACAAATAACCGCTGGGTTGCATATGAATTCAGATGGATTAAGGAAATCGGCTCACGTATGATAAAGGAGGTTGTTTTGAGTTGTGGCTCAAGTGTGATCCAAAGATATACCGGGGATTACATAGCGGCCCTTGTAGAGCGCGACTTTTCTTCTGAGAAAAAAGAGTTATTTAATCGCATGACCGGAAATGATCCCGAACTGAATGATCCCGCAAATGTATTGGGTCGCATCAATACATATCCATCCGCATTTTATACACAATCGGCGACTGGCGCGGAGCCCTCTATCCGCGGGCGCACCTTATACATACCTATCAATACATGGTTTACTCTTGACCAAAAGCGGGCATTCCCGCTCATTGCACTGCAATATAATACTCTTAATATATCCGTTACTCTTCGACCTATACAAGATTTATTCCAGGTACGTGATGTATTCGATTCGCAATACAATTACCCTTACATGCGCCCGGACTTTAACGAAGACCGTTTTCAGATGTACCGATTTTTACAAACACCACCAAGTGTCCTGAGTGACTCGTCATACTATGAAAACCAAGTGTCCACATGGAATGCAGACATCCATTTAATGGCCACTTATTGTTTTCTATCTCCTGAGGAGGCAACCAAGTTTGCGCGCGAAGACCAGGTATATCTGATAAAGGATGTATACGAACATAAATTCGAAAACATAACCGGTACACAAAAACTCAAGATAATATCCTCCGGTATGGTATCATCATGGATGTGGTATTTACAACGTAATGATGTTAAGATGCGTAACGAGTGGCATAACTATACTAACTGGCCTTACGGAAACCAACCGGGAGTGCTACAATTGGCTCCACGAAACATTTACTCTCTCATTCCACCAAATACCATTCCAAGAGACTATGGGCCATCTTATGATCCACAAGATGGTAAAAACACTGGACATTATATCACCGGTGATTTCAAGTCCATAAACCAAAAGAATATTCTACAGACAATGGGAATTTTGATGAACGGCGATTATCGTGAAAACATCCTTACGCGAGGCGTGTTTGATTACATCGAGAAATACACCCGAACACAAGGGTACGCAAAGGACGGTTTATATTGTTATAACTTCTGTCTCAACACTGACACCCGCGAAACCCAACCAAGTGGCGCAATTAATATGAGTAAATTTAAATCGACCGAGCTTGAGATTACAACACACGTACCCGAGATTGATTTAGAGAATTCCAATATAGATGTCATCTGTAACGAGAACGGAGAAACAATTGGTGTTCGTAAGTTAAACTACAAGCTATTTGATTATGCATACAATTTTGTTCTCTACGAAGAGCGATATAATATTCTATCATTCATCGGAGGGAATTGTGGTCTTATGTATGCCCGTTAATGACACACTCTTTTTTACCTCATTCATATTATATACTATGAATGAAACAACTTGGAAGACCGACAATCAATCCACTACTGTCGAAGACTTTTCTACCCAAGATATGCTTGACAAGCTTAGTGCATTAAGATCGAAAAAAAGGTACGAAAATTTTACAAATGTACCCTTGGTGGAAAGCGTTCATGACAAGAAAGTGGTAGAAGGACTTGATAATGGTTTTCTTAATGGATATTTTGGACTTAATGATTCTGATTATGATGGTCACGATAACGTAAAAGATGAAAAAGAAGACGTCAATAAGGCTTCGCCATTTTCTGCTGCATCAGACGCCATTTCGAGAGCCATTAAATACATTATGGAAATTATACCTCATTTCATTTATTACATGGCCATTCTCATATATCTTATATTCAGTGGCGGAGATACAATAAATACTGACGGATATGGCCCAGACGATTTGAGAAAATCTCTTAACGATGATCAAAGACACGACATCGATTTGATTTACAATTACATATGCTGGACCATGTCGATCATCCTTGCCATTCCACTCACCTATTCGCTTCACTTTTTCTCTTTTTATAAGGAAACCGTTGTTGATGAAAACCCTGCGCCAAAAGAAGCGTTCAATATTAATGATCCAACGGGGACGCGACCAACGTTTGATAGTCCGGGAGGCGACTGGATACCGCTATTGTTTGGATTCGATTATAAGAAAACAATGGAACTGTATTGTGGGTACGGGAACGATGAGGGCGGCAAGTTCACTGGCCTTCAATTCTTGCTGATTCCCCTATTTTTGCTCTTTGAACCGGCAATTCATGCACTTGACATCATTCATAACACGTTAATGGTGAGATTCCCCTATTGGATCAATTCCGCCAGAGAGTCTCTACAAAGGTATGGAATTCGCATTTCTCTTACAATGGTATTTTTTGTGCTCGCGGTTCTCTTCTCGAATGCACTGTATTATGGAAGCGGCTACTTGAAGAAAATACTCCCAGAAATGTTGAAATTCAAGTTTACAAACAAAAAGGGGGCGCCGTATCCACTGGTCATTATTATATTATTCGTTACACTGTTCCCGTATCTTTCTACCACACTCAATCTCGGAAAGATGTTTACGTCACCCACTGCCGATATATTATCAAAAGAAACGCCCGACAAAAAGGAAAGTGAAGATGGAGACAGTTGCAAAACATCCATGTTTGGAAACGGTCTCTATATTCCCTATGTATCACTTGGATTTGTATCGGCTCCGGTAGCATTAGGAACGAATATTCTCATTTTCATTGCAAATACATTACGATTCATGTTTAGTTATATGACATCTATGACAATTGTACCATTGTATACAGTATTCTATGTATTGATGTATGTAATCGTACGCCCCATCACAATATTTGGTAACAAAATAGGGTCCCTCATGAAGAATATCGATATTTCTAAGCTTGCTGATGGAGAACAGTTCAATTCGTTCTACACAACGGCAGACGGTATTGATGAAGATATTGACGAGGCGGAAATTCGGCGTGTCCTCGACAATGTCCAGCCCACCGGGTTTATAGGATGGATTACAAATATGTCCAACCTGGTTTCAAGACTTTCTACCACATTGTTCTTCCCAGTGTTCACGCTTCTATTCATGTCACTTCTTGGTAAAGCATCAAAGGATTTCTCCATGACCAAAAATGATAACATCCGTGGAATCTCAGTACCATTGTTGAGTGCATCAACTGTAATGATGTTCTTGGTGTATATACGCGGCATACTGAAATCCGACCGCCCTTCCGCAAGAATGCTTCTTAAGTATCTGGGGGTGTCGCCAAGCGAAGGTCTTACAATCGATGACATGGCCAAACAATTAGAACTCATAATAAATAAACACGGGAAGGACACGGAAAACCGATGGGACTATATTAATGAGGAGTTCAAAGGGTTTTTCAATGAAGAAATGAAGGACAAATACCCTGCAGGAGACTGGGCAAGATACGGAAAGGAACGAGACCCCAAAAATAAGGCACCCTACAAAAATATGCCAATTTCTGATTTCAAACAGGGCGTATATAGATACCTAACGCATGCCGCACGGAAATACATGCCCATACATGCACTAATGCGTGACGATTGTACTATTCGTAAAATGTTTAATATGGATATGGTCCAATGTGAATAAAAATATTGTGTTATAAATGGCATAGAATATAGATTCTATGCTGTTTTATATGCCGGAGAACAAAAAATTCTATCCATTCGTTAGCGTATGTACCCCTACATTTAACAGGAGACCGTTTATTGAAAATGCAATTCGCTGTTACAAAAATCAGGATTATCCAAAACATCGTATGGAATGGGTAGTGATTGACGACGGCACGGACTGTGTGCGCGACATCTTTGATAATGCCAACATTAAAAATCTCAAATACTCGTACGTTGATAAAATGCACTTGGGGCAAAAACGTAACTACATGCACACAAAGGCAAAAGGAAGTATTATTGTTTACATGGACGATGACGACTATTATCCGCCCGATCGCGTATCACATGCAGTGGAGGTACTAACAAATAATCCCACTGCACTGTGTGCAGGGTCAAGTGAGATTTATATTTATTTCAAGGGCCTTAAGCGAATGGTGCAATTTGGGCCATATGGTCCCAACCATGCCACTGCAGGAACATTTGCGTTCCGAAAAGAACTCCTTAAACAAACACAATATGAAGACTCTGCTGCAATTGCGGAAGAACGCAATTTTCTTAAGGAGTACACGATCCCCTTTGTTCAGCTGGACCCTATGAAAACAATCTTGGTGTTTTCGCACGAACACAATACGTTTGACAAGAGAGAAATGCTTGAAAATCCTAATCCCCAATTGGTGAAGGATTCTCCCAAAACAGTGGACGACTTTATCAAGAATACGGACGGTCGTGAATCTCCGATAAAGAAATTTTTCATGGAGGACATTGATGCGCTTGTAGATGCATACGAACCCGGGAGACCGGAAAATAAGCCTGAGGTGATTAAGCAAACAATTGAGATTAAAAAGAAACGCAAGGAACTACAAGAGAACCTTGAGAATGAGTTTAAAAACCAGGCTACTGGCATTACGATGGATTATAAAGGTACACCCAATAAAAACCTTAGTAGATTGGAAGTATTAGATGTAATACGGACTCTAAAAGCCGAATTACGCAAAGCAATTGAATACCAACAAACAAACCCACCTGTTAGACGTCAGGATCCAGATGGGTCAGAAACAATTGTTACGACCACTGATTTAGTAGAACTATTGAGAGCATCCAATGCACAACGGGATCAAGCTATTCAACGATGTCAAGAACTCGAGAAAAGATGCGCGGAGCTGGAAAATAAACAGGAAAAAGAGTAAATCGTTTACTCCAACTGAACTATTGCTGGCTCTGTGGTAATAGACTTATCCAAGTAACGATATATCCGCTTTATCTCCAAGCGACATATATCATACCCATCGAGGTACTTTTCAAGTTTGCTCAGATTTTCAGACGACGTCATATCGGGATAGAAATAACGAAACTCTTGAAAGAAACATAGCATATCCTTCTTATCCAGGCCAAGCTTCTGGCACAGTAATGAAATAAAGTTGTTGTTGCTATATTCCGACGAATACTTAGTAAGAACCTTTGTAAATCGAATATCGCCGGTCTTTCCCTTTTTTACGAGTGCGGGTTGTGCATGGAGTATTCGGTTGTTGCACATGAGTTTCATGATATAACTCATCTCATTGAACTGCCATATCTGGTATCGAAATGTAATTCGGTCAATATAATCAGCGAAACAAATGTTCTTGAGAAGTTTACAGTATATGGGAAGATGACTATATTTATTCCCAAACAAGTCTACAACATTCTCGTGCCATAACAATGAAACCGTGGTGCGTTCCGTTTCGTTCATAATGTCACCAAACTTTGAAAATGGTATGTCGGTATTGAACATTTGTTTGGTGATTTGTTTGACATCATCGTTGTAATTTTTTATCTGGAAGATCTTTACAAACGATACCTCATCAACAATTTGTTTATTCTTACTGTATAAGTCTGTAAGGAAGTACAGTTTTCTTAAATCTCCTTGAATGTAATCCAATGCAATGCGTTTCATGGTGTCACTAAATGCGCCGAACTCAGGGAGAATCATATCCAAACATTTTGAAATCTGAGAGTTTGTAGGTTTGGATATCTCGAATACATTACACACCTTCATGAGCTCCTTTGTTTTTTTATCTGATAGCACGTTACCAATGCATATGATGGGTATATTGCTTCGATGTTCGCTCTGTTGCTTCTTGGTTTTCTTTTGTCGAATTAGTTTGATAAGTGATGTGATGCCCCCTTTATCCCCGCTATTCATACCATCAATTTCATCCATGATGATAGCCAAGTGGCGCTTTTTCTTACGCATCATATCAAGAACATTGACATTGGCCAAGTGGTCGCTTGTAAGTGACTCAATCAAATTCTTATTACGAACATCACTTGCGTTGTATTTTATAACATCATAATCTATTTCTTTCAATAGTCTTTCTATAAAGAAGGTTTTTCCTGATCCAGGGCAACCGTGAACATAAATACCTTTTTTATTATTTGATGCATCGCTATATTTCTCGAATGCCAAGATTTGTTCTTTGATGTCTTTGTCAATTTCGTTGCGACCAAGGATATGATTGAACGAAGGGCGTTGTTTGTGCATTACTATTGATATACTATCTCCTTTATACATATTTGTTCCTCTGTAGTGAACAAATATGGTGTTTCTATCGTCCAAACGCACTAAAATCGGACGTTATGGGTAAAAAATTATTTTCGCCCTTATCTGGGACGGCACCGAACCGGTTATCTACTCCTTGGCTTACTTGCTTTCCAAAATATTGAGTACGCTGCGTAGCACCGCTGTCCGTATTCGTTAGAACATTGGTCTGAGGCGCAGTCATTGGTGTAGTTGTTGGTGCAGTCATTGCATTTGATGGCGCGCTGCGATTACCAAGTCCCTTGATACCAGAATAGATGTCGGTGATTACAGTTTTCACACCCCCATATACATCTCCCACTACACTTCCGGCGACTTTAACCCCACGTTTCCCGGCGGCTCCAACGTCTTTAATTCCGACACCGGTAGTTTCTTTAATGACCTCGTCGGTCTTTCCAACGGCAGTGGACACGGTATCACCGGCCTCATTGATTGCTTGCTCAGCGATATTCCCGCGTTTTTTCGATTGTTCCTTAACTTCCTCATTTGCGGCTTCGCCCTTCGCCATAGATTCGCCATTTTTATCGACCATTCCTGAGCCACCGTTACCACCGCATGTGGTACATACACCAGCACAACCCGAGCAGTTAGGGCACTGGGGGCATACAGGAGGTACAATCTGCGTTTTCAGGATATAATCATCAGATGGCAGCTCGGTGTTATTAACGGCGGGTTTTTCAGTAAGAGCATCGTCAAGGTTCTTAATCACAAGATCACCTACATGTTTCATTAGTCGATCAGTGAGCTTCTCCTGAGGGGAGCGATCATCCTTTTCCGCTACATATGGGGTTTCCGATTTAACAGGAAAAATTCGGCTAACTATGCTCACTCCATTTTTCTTATGGATAACATAAATGTTAACATTGTCCATGTAATGGTTATACACAACCACATTTTGATCAATAACTTTATACCATGAATGGGTTTCAATGTGACTAAGCTTTTTATCAGTATTCGCTTCATTACCGTTGGGGTCAATAGAAACCAGGGTATCATCATCATTTACATACAATACGCTTCCGGTCTCGGGAACATATGCAAAACGATCATTCATAGCTTCAACGCCCGTATGAGTTTTAGTAAGGTTTGAAATAGCATACGTTTTATTTGCATTGGAATTATCAGTTTTCGACATGTCAATTGTTTGGTTGTACATGGTAGTGTTCATTGATACTAATTCAGGACAATCACAACATTCCATTTGATCCCCGACTTTTCGTCCCCATCCTGATGCGCAGTTTGGTGCTTCAATGCACTGAGAAGGTTTTCCTTGGAATTTGCAATCCTTTTCTTGTGGAATTGACTTAAATGCCATGGTCTTTACAAATTTGGCACTTGTGACATCATCCTCGAGTTTACCCTCAAAGACATGCAAAAACGTGGATTTTCCGACCGCGGCATACATTACTGCCGTTGCATCAATATTTTTAGGCGTCGATTTTTTGTCAGAGCGTAACAACACTTTCGGTACTGAAGCGATGTCTTTCCCGCCATGACTAAAGAAACCCGTTGTGGGATTCAATACTCTGCAGCCCCAATATCCACAGCCATTCCACACACCTTTATCGTATGTAAGGGACATCATATCTCCAATTTTAAAAGTTTCACCTTTACCTTTGTAAGTTCCATCCCCATTAACTTCGGGTCTCATAAGGAGCTTAACTATATCATCGGAATCTGTTAATGTTGTTAATTCCGCCATTCCAAGTTTCCTCGTCTTATGGTTAGTATATAACACTTTTTTTGAATCTGTTGCATTGACAAACATGACCCAGCTACTTACTGGGATAGGTGAAGTTGAATCAGGGTCGGCGGGATCAATAATTTTCACCAAAGGTACTTTCTCCCTTGGTTCGTCTCCTGCGAAAAACATCTCTAAATCGAGAGTGTCGCCGTATTTAACATCAGCTGCGACCCCTCCCTTTTTGTAGGAGGTATACTCGAGGTTCTTTGGCCAATCCATTAGATTGCTTTTATTAATATCACATCCATTGCACATTGAACACCAGCCGTGTTCTTGTGCATAACTATAATGTGTACAGTCCCCATTCTCATCGCACTTACGTTGACATTCTAACTGACCCGGCCTGCCCTTTTCTTTTGTGTGAATTCCGCCCCCTAATTCTTTCCCCCTGCAGCAACCACCCTGTTGTGTTTCTTGCGCGTACATATATTGGATACTTTCTTTGTTCTCCGTACCCTCACTCGTCGCACTAACAGGTTTATCTTTTTTTAAGGCATTGAATTTATAAAATGTGGGTGTACTTTTGCTAATCATAACACTCGAATATTCAACGCTGGGGGTCATTTCAATGTTATCCCCATTTCGGGTCATCAATTTAAGTCCAGTTCCCTCATCGCTAATCAAATTGCCATTTACGGGATCAAAATAGACATTATTGTGCACATGTTTTACTGCACGATTTCCTCCATAGTAATTAGAGAGTGTTTTATCGGCGCTCTCAAAACCTTCAATATTTATGCGCGGTCTAATGATAAAGTATACCATGAGTACCACCGCCACGGCTATAATTATCATTAACCATGGTGACAATGCAGATAACCACTTCATATGTATATTATACCGGTACAAAAAAACGGGTTGAATATATATAGTTAGAGTAATCTAAATGCCACTAATTGACTTTTACGACGAGCAATACAAGTATGAAATCTGCGTTGATGAGGTTGGGCGCGGTTGCATGTTTGGAGATGCCGTCGTTGCATGCGTTATTCTGCCTAAACCATGCACATTTGCACGTGGAAATATCAAAGACAGTAAGAAATTTTCATCGAAAAACAAGCTATTTGAAGAGGCGGAAAATATAAAACAAAATGCCCTATACTACCACACATTCAGCGTTCCTCCAGAAACAATCGATGATATAAACATTCTTCAAGCTGTCATGTTGGGAATGCATCAATGTATAGATTGTGCAATTGATTTCATTTTAAGTATAGATCCACATGTTAACTGTAAGGATATTATTGCAGTTATTGATGGTAATTACTTTCGTCCAATGAAATTCAAAAACGAGTCATTGCCATTCGTAACGATAAAACAAGGAGACGGAAAATATGTTGGAATTGCTGCAGCGAGTATAATCGCAAAGACCACACGAGATACCAATATCTATACGTTATGCAAGAACGCGCCGTTCCTTAATTATAGATATGACCTCGCTAAAAATGTAGGGTATGGCACAAAATCGCACATTGATGGTATTCATAAATATGGAATTACAAGTGCGCATCGCCGATCATTTGGTATATGTAAAACAGCAAATGTAACTGAAAACATCAATAAAAATATGTATAGCGAAGAATACTTTAGTGGTTAATATACATCTTCTTCTATTAGCTCATCCTCTTCCTCTTCTTCGCTCCCTTCTTCAAGGCTCATCAGATAGTCATCATATTCCTGCTCATACTGCATAGTTTTTGCAAAACTGTCTAATTGGCCCTCTTCCATGTAATAAAGTCTTGATTCTTCAATCCGTTTCATCAATGCATCATCTAACAATTTCATAATCCTTTCTGTTTCCTCTTCGTTTTCGTCGTCTACCATTTGTCTGTTTTCATCTATTGTGAATGCCGCATCTATTGAATCGTGCCATCGGGTATGATCAATACTATATTCAGTAGTGCCTGTGGTATATATACTGCTTGCTCCTGGATTTAAAACATTATTATTAATACGCCTCATGATAATAGGTCCTATCCATGTATTGTTTTTCCAATAAGTTGGATTATTTCGGTTGTATTTGTCATCTTTCGGTTCGGTTTTAATTTCGTTCAACACAACTGATTTCCAAACGCTTGAATCGGGGGTTGGATTTGCGCGAGCAATTTCATGCTCACGCACAAGAAACGACGGTAAATAGTGTTGCACTGCGGGTTCTGGTTGTTTTCTTCTTTGTGGACGGTCGTCGTGGTTTTTACAGAAATTATCAAATTTGGGCGCTTTCGAACGTTTGGATACCTTACTATTACGTTGCCACATACTTTTTGTAATAGTGTACTTAGATTATTACAGCATCAATTTTATAGATTTTTTTAGGAATATATAATAACTATGTCGTTTACTCGATTTTATGATGACGAGACCCGTATAAGAAAACAACTCGCAGAATCCACGTTTTTAGGAAAATATATGCTGAACGCCCCCGGGCCAGGGAAAACGCCATTTATGGAGGATTGCTATTTGCGTCTTCAACGTTTTGGCGCAAATGTGCATAACAATGGAACCGACATCGAAAGTGATATGAGGGGTCTTACAAGAAAGATCACCCGTGATGATGTTGAATCTAATAACTTTCGTACTCACGCAATTGCGTCAAGTCCTATTACCTATGGTACAGAGAACCCATTCGTTGAGGAATCGCGATATTCTCACCCCGTATGGGAGACTTTAGAGACGGATTTCAAGGATTCCCTTTCTATAAGACCCAATGAGACCCAGAAAAATTACTTTGAGCCTCCATTTAATCATAACCTTTCGTCTCGTAATGAAGACAAGGATATGCATGACGCAGGCCTTAAGAGACCCAAAATGCATTCCAATAACATGTGTAACATGTTCGACAACCATTATTGCCAATTTGAGAATATGTAATTGTAAGAGAAATTACATAATGTGCAGTTAGTATATATTGCATATTATGACCGACGCGATCAAAAACATATTTTCATCAAAAACTCTTCCAGCCATGTCAATTACGGCGAGCGATGTCCACTACATAGCATCAAGGGATTGGGTGAACAAATTCAAATCATACATAGAAAATGCAAATAAAATACAAGAATCTCTGTTAAAGCAGATCGATACCATTCTTAATACCTTTCGGGATGATTCAAAAGGGCGTATTGTTATCATATCAGGAATGCCCGGATCTGGAAAAACCGATATTGCCAGGGCGCTTCAGGGTCTCAAACGACCATTTAAACACATACAGATTGGAGAAAACCGAATAAATAACCATCAAGAGCTTCTGGAACGAATTATAAAGGAGACCACCCGGAAGAGCAAAACCCGACTCGTCATAAACGGAACGCTTCTCGGAAACATGGCAATTGAATCAATTGTTGATGCCGTAAAATACGCTGGCATTGAAACACACGTTATTGTTGTAGATGTACCCATGGAATATGCGTATTTCAACAATGTAAAACGCTCCGAAAAGGCTGGTTCAAACTATAACATGTTACCTCTTCAAAAATATGAACGTCTGGATATCATGAATCATTTGACACCAATGGACAATGTAATTATGCATAGAGTTCAACATGACGCAAATATTATGTAATCATTCTATATACCAGTAAAAATATGGAAGCAGTTGTACCACTATTTGCTTTAGGATCACTATTAGTAGTCAACAGAAAACAACGAGCAAAGAAGGAAGCGAAGGAGGGGTTTAATAACACAAAATTGCCCAATGCCAACGTTCCCGATCGTAATTACTCACCTGCAGCCGGGGATGTATCAACAGAAACCGATAAAACGTCGCAGCTGTCAACTGTAAATAAATATGTGAACCCGGCTGGTGCATATACCGACAAGTATTTCACAGTAAACGACCAAAATGCCTCCGAGGAATTTACCTCCATTTCTGGAATGAATGTGGATAAGTCTTATTTCCAGCACAATAACATGACCCCATTTTTTGGAAGTAGAGCGCGGGGTTCGATGCGCGACGATACCGCCAACGAGGCAGTTTTAGATAACTATACCGGCTCCGGATCTCAGGATGTCGCAAAGAGAGAACGTGGACCATTATTTGCTCCCGAAGACAACCTTCACTGGACCCATGGTACCCCAAATCAAAGTGATTTTCTCCAGGAGCGCATAAATCCGAGTATGCGCAAGGCGAACGAGCTGCCATTCAAGCAGGAACAGGTAGCGCCCGGTCTGGGTCTTGGTCCCACCACGGAAGGAGGTGATGGGTTCAACTCAGGAATGATGGAACGAAGCGCATGGATGCCGAAGAACGTCGATAATCTCCGTACGGAGAGCAATCCCAAGGCAGGAGGCATTCGAATGATCGGGCATGAGGGGCCCGCGGCAGCCCGTGTGAAAAACATAGGACGCGAAGGGAAGTTTGAGAAAAATCGACCTGATAGACACTATGAAACTGGCCCCGAACGTTGGTTTACCACTACCGGGTTAGTGAAGGAACAGACCTCTCGTGCTGAACAAGTAGATAGAATCACCAACCGTCAAGATACTACCCGAGAGCATGTACCGGCTGCTGCCCAATATACCGCAGGTGAGTACATTCCAGGTGAATATCGCGAAAGTCATAACATCCAACTTGGCGAGGTGCCATTGGGTCACGCCGCCATGACCGGAAAGTCTGAAGCGCGAGCAAATGAGCATGGTCGTGAATCCGCAAAGGCGTATCCGAATAACCGCACAGTTGGGCAACAAGAAACCTATTTTGGCGCACTTACCACTTCGGTGAGCGCTGCGATGGCTCCCATTCTTGATGTCATGCGTCCCAGCCGTAAAGAAAATGCCATAGGTACTCTACGACCTTACCAAAATCCTGGTACGCGTGTATCGGAATCATATGTCTATAATCCCAAGTCGAAGGCCCGCACTACTCATCGCGAGTCTATGGTGAAATCAGACAGATATCTCAATATAGATGGTAACCAGCATGGTGGCGCATATCAATCCACCGAACATCAAGTTGCGTACACCACTCGTGCGGAAACCGGCAACTACGAATATTCTGGAGTTGCAGCAAGCACCCAAGGAAAGAAAATGAAGTCGTACGATTCCGTTGTGAAAAACCAGCGAAATAACGACATCAAAAGCTCAACCATTGAAGGACGCCTGGTCCGCGGAAACGCCAAACTCCTGAATCATGAAGCAAATGTTCGTGTGGCAACAAACCGAGCAGAAATGCTTAAGAATAACCGCGCGCAGATTGCATCCATGCCAACGCAGGTACCCACCGCGAGACACATTGGCGAATCTTCTGTCGCAAATAACAGTCTTGATATAAATGTCCAGGCTGAGCGCGCCGATCCATCTATTTTGGATGCCCTGAAGAGTAACCCTTATGTTATAGATTTCACAAAATTCAATTAAATAATCATAAGCTGCATTGCAACGTATGATTTATACACCCGATTGTATGTTATTCAAATTATATTTTTAAGGTACGAACGATATTCTATGAGCGTAGTACAAGTGTTTTTATTGATTTTTCTCATTACTAAACATTTATCCAAATTAAAAAATTTTTTATTCGCCTCTTTGAGAGACAGCATCAAATAATATTCTCCGCGTATGTATTCTTCCCAATAGGCATCTTCTTTTTTAATAAGATAACTACTACTAATAATTGGATTAAACCGGTAAAAATTAAAATCTGATATATCGCCAACGGGTATGTTAGACACGTGAGAAATATCCCCAAAATATCTGCATTTCGTACCAATAACATCATGTGTATGCATATAAGGAAGTTGGCATGATAGTTTTTCCGGGAGCCAATAATCTGTGACATGTAGTACCGCAATCCAATTATGTTTGGCGTGTAGCATCATCTGATTCAATGCAGGCGTCTTTCCCTTTATATGTTCTAAATCTAATATCTGTATGTCCGTAACATCATTACATACACGTTCACTTATTTCAACAACTTGTTCATACATTTCTGAACCAGGAACATGACCGTTTACGCCAACAACTATTTGATATCCACGATAAGACTGTGAAATAACCGATGATATGCATGTTTCATAATCTTCAACGCCATGATATATAGGTATTAGTATCGTAATCATAGGTAAGCATGTCATAGGTAAGATACATTATACAAACATACGTTTATAGTCTGAATTTGACCGTTTTAAAAATGTGAACCTCTTCATATACCACATGAGCGATAATCAGGGATTTTGTTATCCAATCGAGATACGGATTATTGATAGGCGAATAATCAACCGCGGTCAATATTGACGCAAGTCCGCATACTGCTATTATTGTTTCTGGCAAAGCATGTTTTATGTGTTTGTAATTCATACGATAATGGTTAGGTACATGAATGAATATCATGTAATATATGAACAAATTCCATGACATGATTGATGCTGTAGCCACAAGCATACTACTGCAAGTGAACTTTATCACATTCTTTGTGCTTCCTGCGGTACCAAACGCGGGCATATCATTACGAAAATGTATAATCGAACTTCCAAGAAAAAGAGCATTTATAAAATCGTCTTGATGAAAGAAATGACATGCAAATATTCCCGCAATTGTTGCGGCGTTAATACGATATAGTTGATCCAATAATTTATATTTATTAGCATGTATCAAATCGGTCATTCCATGCGGTGCAATTATTGCGGGAGGGGCAATGTTCATGATAAATTGGTGCAAAGATGGAGTAGGAAGAATGATCATATAGTACGTACTACGGTATATTTTTTATACTGCCACGTCATCACTTAATAGTTTACACATATTTTCAGCCTCAATGTTTTCTTGCTGTTTTCGAAACAGTCTTTCGTATATTGTATCATCGCGGAACCTCACTGAATACATATGCTGAATATGCCCGCGCCCAATTCTCCCGAGCGACTGAATCGTCTTTTGTTGTGTCATATCGCAAAGGTCCTTTCCAATAACCCCGTGACAAAACTGGTAATTCGTACCGTATATATAGTCACTTGATGCAACAATGATAAACAGACATTGTTTGCTCGCCAACCGCTTCATGATTTCGTCGTAATGTCGATTGCTCTTTTCCCGCGGCCGTAATACACCAATGCCCAATAAGAGAAGAATCTTAAGAGAATTATCAACGCCAAGAGACATAATCTCCGTCGCAGAGTCCTCATCAATCGAGGGAGAGAATGATTGTTTGTTATACTCACCAATGCTAACCCATACACTCTGATGTTCCTTTGTGTTTGGGACATACCTTCGATCCAGTGTTACTGACATTATCTGTCTTCTCAAACGGTTAATTTCAGACATATGACGTTTGGTTTCGTTATTAACATTATGTTTGATTTTTCCCTTTCCTTTACTGTCAGGATCAACATGCTTCTCAAATTCCTGTTCAACCAGTTGCTCGAGATGGTTCATCTTTTTATATACCGAATTGTTTGTCTCTATTGTTTTTTTCAGCTGATCAAGAACAGTAGTTGGAATTCTTGACTGTTGTAAATAAAAGTTTCCGATCTTCTCTGTGTCTTCACAAAGGTATATCGTAGGTCCATCTGTGAGTGTATGTGCATCTTGTGTAGTTAACAAAACCCCGCTATCGCTTGCGTTGGGATACTTTGGTTTGTCCTTCTTTAATAATTTGTCTCGTGCATGTATCCACTGGTCCTCAGTAAGAGACAACAAGGTATTGATATACGCAAACTTAATTGTGTCCATTGTAATTTCTTCGATTTTTGTAAAATACTGTGCTATGTTTACGACATCATCTTTGTGCACCTGATATAGGAAATCGGCAACTCCTCCAAGATCAAAATACCTCAACAGCGTTGGGTGGTCATGACAATATTGCACCGTACTTTTCATATCTTCATATGAATCACAAAGGTTGTGGACCAAAATACATTTTCCACCGCGGTTCACAAGAGGTATGGATTTTGTATAGTCATTGCTTCGAATGTCATGGATACGCGCGGAAGGAAATCGCTTGATAAAATTATCCTTAACCGGCTGTATCTCATTATTGTCCGGAAGAGTTGCGCATGATAATACCATGTTTGGGATTTTGTTGCTGTGCCAATTTTTTGAGATTGTCTCGTGTAACTCATGTTCTTCGTGTTCAAGCGTAATCGTGGGCTCATCCCAGAACACAATGAGTCCCTCTGCTGGTCCGAACCGCAGCATGTATTCCATGCTTATCAAATACGATTTCACGTCACAGATAAGGATCTCCACATTGTCGCCCACACTGTTGTCGACGCGGTATATGCCGCCGCTCTTCCAATTACGTTCGTAGTCTTTGGCCGCAAAGTAGTGCAGACGAATATCCTCATCAGTCTTACACCCAAAGGCAAATGCCACTTTGCGACCCACAGATATCGCTGATTTTGCGAGTGACATGCCTATATGACGGGCCACGCAAACAAATATAACTCGAAATCCAGACGCCAGACCAATGGGCGTGAGAGTTTTTCCAGTACCTGTAGACGCACAATACGTAACAAGATTTCCTGCTTGTTCTGTGTCATTGGAGAATATTCGATAAATGTCTTTTTGGTGTGTGTATAATTGTTGATCTTTGTACTTTGTTACATATTCGTTTTGTTCTATAAATCTTGATGCATTCTTAATAATATGGGATGGCTTTACCTCATCATAATACTTGTTAATCACTGCATTTGAAAATGCCAATACCCCACGATTTATATCTTGTATAGACACGCGGAGCACCTGCACCAACGAATAGAGATACGACACATAGCACTCCCTACCCTTCTTGTGGTTACGCGCAGTTTGATAGCAGAGCTCAATCAACGTAAATTCAAATATTTTTTCTTTGTTTGCATCAATGTTTTTGTCCAAGTTTTGCAGACGCGCAAGATCAACGCTGTTTAGTTTTTTCAAAGTGGCGGCGGGAAGAGAATATGTCACATCAGGGCAGTATTTGCGAATAACTGTCTGAATGCGTTCGTGAAAATGCTTCTGATAAAGGTGGAGATGATAGACATCCCCCTCCATTTTGAGGAATTGCAGGAGTGATTTATGATCGTTATGACGAGCATCAGGATTGTCATAACCGCGTACAAGCATGTCAAGAACATTTTTTTCCGATTCGGATACTGGCACCTCCAGACTCTCCCATTCTTGTTTGGTGATCTTTGATTGCGTTAAGTCCATTGTTTGTATACACATTTCATGAGACTCCCTTCAAATCAATTTTCGAAAGAATTCACATAAAACTTTCCCCAGCACTATACTATGTTCTTTTTCTTTTCATCAAAGGTTACCCAGATAGGGTACCCAGACATCCAAAATAGCACAAGTCGAAGCGATGTCCTTATCATAAATACCCTACCCGCAAACGAACAAGAATGTCTCATAAGCGGCACACTCGCATGCCAAGATGAATCAACTACAATCAATCAACTAATAACGAGAATGGCATACAATACAAACGAAATTATCGTATATGGACGCAACACGTGTGACGATAGTTGTCAAAAAAAGGCGGAACAACTTGTTAAGCTCGGATTTCGCAGAGTACATGTGTACAGCGGAGGACTCTTTGAGTGGTTGCTTCTTCAGGATGTATATGGGAGCGAATGGTTCCCGACAACATCGTATGTTACTGACATTTTAAAGTACAAACCTGGCGTCACACTAAGATGACAGCATAGTACATGAATTCATAAAATTGACTGTACACGTTAAAAATGATGAATTAAAATCATCATCTTTAGTATTATGTTTACGCAGATTGTCTCTATCGAAGGAAACATCGGGGCCGGTAAATCGACCATACTTGACTACCTCCGATCTCTCTACGGGGGAAATAACAGCAAGGTTTGCTTTGTCGACGAACCCGTGGATATGTGGAAAGATATTCGCGACGATGAGGGCGACATATTGTCGAAGTTCTATGCAGACCCGTCAAAGTATGCGTTTGCATTTCAAGTGATGGCATTTGCCACACGGGTGCAAAAGCTGAAGGCGGCCATGCGCGAGCATCCAGAGGCAAGAGTGTTCGTTTGTGAACGATCCCTGGAAGCAGACTACAATATCTTTGCGAAAATGCTAAGCGACGACGGGAAAATCGAGTCCATTGAGTACCAGATATACCAGCAGTTTTACGAGGCATATACTTCAGATTTTGTGCATGCAGGAATCATCTACGTCGAAGTCCCTCCTGAAACATGCGCGGAGCGCATCTTGATGCGTGGAAGACCCGGCGAAGAAAACATCGAACTTAGCTATCTCCAACGATGCCATAACTACCACTCAGACTGGCTTGATGCAGACACCAGAGATAGAAACATGCTGCGCATAGATAATAGTAAGAAAAATGTAAACATCATTAATACCTACGGAGAAGCCGTTCGGAAATTCATCGAAAACGTGCCGGGATTCTAATCAAATGATACCTTTATCACAACATCCTCTTTTTTAATGCATTTGCATGCCGATACAGACAGCTCCTCGCGCCGCTTTCGGGTCTTGCCGCCAGATGGAGTCTTTGTCGCCTTCCGTCGCGATCCGCTGCGTTGGTTCATGTCCGCTTCTATTTCATCATAGTGCTCGAGTATATACTCTATAACCTCGTTTTCGAATATCCAGCGGAAAAAGTTCAGCTGACCAATTGTCGTCTCTATGCATGTATTGTCATCAAACGGTATCGTAATGCGCTCCCACCTACAGAAAGGGTCGAACCGCTTTTTTGAATACCCTTTTAAGCACAGCCTATACTCGGGGAACACGCGGAACCGCTTTCCCGTTTTAAGATTATACACAATATGCTCCTTTTTTGAATAGTTTGTGGGGAACCAGTCGAACATGCGAAGAGAAATCACGAACTCCCCATTGATGATCGATGCAAATAATTTCAGTATCTTGGGATCCTTGTAGTATTCCATGAGACTTCCTATTAGTAAATCATTTTGTGTTGTGGTATAACGAATCATTGCATTCATGATGCCACAATGTTTATATTGTTTGGTTACCTTGAGTTATTGAAACGGACAGAAGTAGATTTATCCGTTGGATAATAGAAAAATGAGTAACGTTATTCTGCTACTCATTTTTTAAATTTCAGATTTGGCATAAATGCCTATTTAGTTAGTGGTTGGGATGGACGGAGTCGCCTATAGTTTCTCTAATTAGAGTACGCCACGCCCGCCATTCCTGAGACCACGCGAAGCACGTTCACGCCGCGAGCATACACACGGACCTTGGCGGTGTTGGTGGAGTCAACGGTGTTGGAGCTAAGCACAAGCTGAAGCACGGCATTGTCGATGCGGGAGAAGTTGCAGGTTCCCGAGGGCTGGTGCTCCTCAGGGCGCAGGGCGAAGGAGTACACGTTGATACCGGTATCGGGGTTGCGGGTGTGGTGCTGGAAGGGCTGCACGGTGTCGAAGTAAGATCCCTCGCGCTCGGAGAATCGGTCCTGGCCGTTAAGCTGAAGCTTGGCGGTGACGACCGGGTTCTCACCCCAGCAGTGCATGGAGTGGGCAGCCTCGGCAAGCACGACGCTGGTGGCGTCAGAGATGGCCTCCTGGAACTCGTTGCTGTTGATGATGGTTTCGGCAGAGGCAGAGGAGGCGAACTGAGTGAGCGAGTTCTCGATGACATCAAGGGCATCAGTGTAGTTGAAGGGCTGGGCACCCAACAGCTTGAAGAGGGGCTTGCCACCCACAAGAGAGTCGCAGTAGTTAACGTTGGCATCAGGCTGCACAACCCACACAAGTTCCTTGCACGGGTGGTTGAAGTTAAGCTTGATTCGGTTGGAGGACGAACCCACAGATTCATCACCAGTGAACTGCACCTGCTCGATGAGGTACTCGTGGGGGTTCTGGGCCATCTTGCGGCGCTCATCGGTATCAAGGAAGATGTAGTCCACGTACAGAGAAGCGGCCACAAGGGACTGCTGGTAGGC